ACGTCATGGGTCACTGCGTCGGCGACTATTGCGACGATGTAGCTTCTGGCCAGACAGGTATCTACTCTCTGCGAGACAAGAGCGGAAAGTCTCACGTAACGATTGAGACTAGCAAAAGTAAGAGAGTTCCTGATAAAGAACCTTTACAGATTTACGAAGAACTTCCTCAAGAACTTCGACAGAAGCTTTATAATCGTCATGGCCCCGAAAGTGAGCTAGGATTCTCTGAACGTATCTGGACAGATCCTGATATGCGAAAATATGTGGCCGAGAATTATCCTCTTACGCATAATCTTGAACAGATTCAGCAGATCAAAGGCTCAGGTAAGAAAGACTCGATGCAGCGCATTCTACCTGAGGACATTCCCAAGTATCAACCATACCTCAAAGACTTTCTCAATAGTCAGCCCTGGGGAACCGTAAAGGACATGAAGAACACTGGGTTGATAGATTCTCATGTACGCTACACTCCGGCAAAGGAGCAAGGCCTTCCTCGCTTCATGACGGAAGAAGAACTGAAGCCATACCAGGATGTTTTTGGTAAGTCCGATATGGAAAAAGCTATTGATGATCCCAATTTTGGTCAAGGTTGGGAGCCGGATGAGCAAATTGAGTTTGCTAATGGTGGTTTGGTCCGAGAGCCGGACTATTTTCAGGATCTTGACGCGTTCCTTGCTCGGTAGTTGAGGTATAATAAGAAAAATTTTCGGAGAAACTCATGCCTCTAGCTAAGTCCGCCTCTAAAAAGGCCGTCTCCAAGAACATCAAGACCGAGATAGCCGCGGGGAAGCCTCAGAAACAGGCTGTCGCTATTGCTCTATCAGTTCAACGGAAAGCCAAATCACGTGGAAAATGACCTCAACCCCTTAACTTTGGGTGAGACTCCTGAAGATTTGATCGAGAACCCCGATGGTTCGGTGGATGTGCCTCTCGAAGACTCTTCCGAGCCCCATTCTGGCGAGTTTATGGAGAATCTGGCGGAGGAATTGCCAGAAAGTGAGCTTATCGACATCGCCACTGAGCTTTGTGAGCTCATTGAGAAGGACAAGAAGAGCCGTGAAAAACGTGATAAGCAGTATCAGGAAGGCCTTCGTCGCACTGGTTTGGGTGACGATGCTCCAGGCGGAGCTGAGTTTGAGGGCGCTTCTAAGGTGGTACATCCAGTGTTGGCCGAAGCCTGTGTGGATTTTGCTAGTCGCGCAATCAAAGAACTGTTCCCGGCCTCTGGTCCTGTAAAGCCTTGGGTCATTGGGACCATTTCACCAGAGAAGCTTGAGCGGGCCAATCGTAAGACTCGGTACATGAACTGGCAGCTCACGACCCAGATCAAAGAGTATCGTGATGAGCTGGAACAGATCCTGACTCAGGTCCCGATGGGTGGTAGCCAGTACCAAAAGTTCTGGTATGATGAGCGCTTTCATCGAGCTAAGGTCGAATTTGTCCCAATCGACGATGTCTTTCTGCCGTTCTCTGCCACCAATTTCTACACGGCTCAGCGAGTAACTCATCGCCAGTCGATCACGAAGTATGAGTATCAAGAACGAGTCAAATCAGGGCTCTATCGTGACATCTTCATACCGTCGAAGAACTCGGCTCCTGAGCAATCTCGGTCAGCGAAAGCTAATGACAAGATCGAAGGTCGTGAAGAAGACGGTTACAATGAGGATGGCCTTCGCGCTATCCTGGAGATCTATACCTGGCGTGGACTCGAAGGCGATGAACTGACCGCTGGGGAGTACGCCCCTTACATCATCACCATCGATGAAGACACCGAAGAAGTCTTGGCTATCTATCGAAACTGGAAAGAGAACGATCCCACTTTCGAGAAGCTGGACTGGTTCGTCGAATGGAAGTTCATCCCCTGGCGAGGCGCATATGCGATTGGTCTTCCTCATCTTATTGGCGGCCTTAGTGCTGCTCTTACAGGTTCTCTGCGGGCCTTACTCGACTCTGCCCATATAAACAATGCCGCGACTATGCTCAAACTCAAGAGCGGTCGCATCATTGGACAGAACACTCAGGTCAACGTAACACAGGTACAGGATATTGAAGGTCCTGCGGGTATTGACGACATTCGCAAGCTCGCGATGCCGATGCCGTTCAATCCCCCGAGCCCCGTCCTATTCCAGCTCATGCAAGAGCTGTATGGCCTGGCTAAGGGCGTAGTTGCTACGGCTGAGGAGAAGATTGGCCAGGTGGGCGATCGTACTCCAGTCGGAACGACGATGGCATTGATTGAGCAAGGATCAAACACCTACTCAGCCATCCACGCTCGTCTACATGAGTCTCAGAAGAAGGCTCTGGCCATTCTGCACCGCATCAATCAGGATTACCTGGATGAGCAGAATTCTACCTTTGATCTGGGTGAACAGACAGTATCTCGAGAAGACTTCCAGGGAACAATGGACGTCATCCCAGTCTCTGATCCCACGATCTTCTCTGAGGCTCAACGATTCGCTCAAGCTCAAGCCGTCCTTCAGATGGCTCAGCAAGATGCGGGGAATCCGAAGGTTCCATGGAATCAAATTGCGGTACGTCGCCGGATCCTGAAGCAGATGCGAATCGAGGGGGTAGATGAACTTCTACCTGCTGAGAAAGAACCTATCACCTCGGACTCCCTGACCGAGAACACAATGCTTCTTCAGGGCCATCCACTGGAAGCCGCTCCAGAGCAAGACCATTATATGCATATCCAGTCGCATATGATGTTTTTGTCCAGCCCGATTCAACTGAAGAATCCGCTGGTTCAACCTCAGGTATTGATGCAGCTGCTAGGGCATATTGGAGAGCATATTCAGATGTACCAGACTCGCTTGGTCATGAGTATCGCTGAGCAAGGCGGCATGCAAGATCAGGCCATTCTTCAGGGTATGGTGAAAGCTCAACAGGTTCTCACTACCCAGCTTGGTGAGCTTCTTACCCAGATTCCCCAAATTCAACAAGAGCTCCAGAAGCGTATTCCTCAGGCTCCAATGCCTCCTGAAGTTCAGGCCTCCCTCCAGATTGCTCAGATGGATACGCAACGTAAGGCTCAGTTCGATCAGGCCACTATCCAGTCTAAGCAAGCTGAACAACAAGCGGCTCAGCAGTTGGAGAATGCTAAGGTTCAGATGAAGCAGGCTGAGATGCAGTTCAATCAACAGGTTGAACAGATGAATCAGCAATTTGAGCAGCAGATGCGTCAGCTTGAGCTGAAGATCGAGAATGACTCTCATCAGGCACGCCAGCAAGTTGAGCTCATGAAGAATGAACAGGACAATCATCAGAAACAGATGACTGACCTGATCAAGAATCGAGATGATAATGAGACTAAGGTTCTCATCGCACAGATGAGTAAGCAACTGGAGGCTATGACCCAAGTTAAGCCTCCGGAGAGCCCTATTGCTTCTCAAGTAGACCTCACTCCGCAGATCGAACAGCTTAATGGCCTTCTGGATCAACTGGGCAAGCAGCAAACTAGTGACGCCTTAGCTGAGACCATGAACAGTCTGAAAGCTATGGTCGAAGGTTTGAGTCAACCAACCACTAAGGTATACTGATGACAGACTTCAATTCAGCCTTTGATAAGATGATTGTCAATGAAGGCGGGTATAAACTCACTGAGGTGAAGGGTGATCGGGGCGGGCAGACCTATGCCGGGATCGCTCGGAAAGCTTGGCCGCGTTGGGATGGTTGGACAGCTATCGATGATGGCCAAACACCTTCTACTCAGTCGGTCCGCGACTTCTACAAAGTCAACTTTTGGGACAAGGTTCAGGGAGATTTCCTGGAGCATCAGCGAGTAGCGGTAAGCCTGTTTGACTTCGCCGTCAACGCAGGTGTTAAGACGGCCATCAAGTTGGCTCAGATCATCGCTGGCACAGCTCCGGACGGAGTGCTCGGGGATAAGACTCTCGGTGCTCTCAACACCATTCCCGAGGATGATTTCGTCGCTCGCTATGCCCTGGCCAAGGTCGCTCGTTACGCACAGATTGTTACACATGACCGCTCACAAGGCAAGTTTCTCCTGGGCTGGATTAACCGTACACTTCGGGAGGTCGTATGAGTATTCTAACTGACTTGGTCTCGGGCGGTGTAGGTGGAATCATTGAGTCTGTGGGCAAGGTGGCCGGGGATTTGATCACCACTGACAAAGAACGAATGCAGGCAGACCTGGATGCCTACAACGCGGAAACGACGCGGATGCAGGGGCAGGTGGATGTCAATAAGATCGAGGCGGGTAGCAGTTCCTTCTTCGTGGCCGGCGCTCGCCCCTTCATCATGTGGATCTGCGGTATCGCCTTCGCATATGCCAGTGTGGTGGAGCCGATGCTCAGGTTCGGCGCGAAGGTCTGGTTCGGCTATCACGGTGACTTTCCTATCATCGACACCAACCTGACTATGCAAGTCCTCTTCGGTATCCTGGGGCTTGGAGTAATGCGTAGCTACGACAAGAAAGCCGGCACTGCCAAGTGACTAAAGGACACTAGCAATGGACACTCAAATCATTCTACTAATTATCTCTGGCACCGGCGTGGTCATGTGGTACTTGCTTAGGCAAAAGGACCAACAGCAGGCCGACTCTATCGCCCTCCTGTTCAAGAAGCATGACGATGACTATGCTGAGCTACAGGCTTTGAAATTACAAATTGCCTCACACTACTATGTCAAGAGTGAGCTGGATGTGAAGTTTGATAGGCTGGAGACGGCCTTCAACAACGGCTTTAATACTCTAGGCCTGAAGTTCGATAAGCTTGGAGATGCCCTGACAAACCATATCAATATGGAAGACGTACGTAAGCCCTAAATTAATTCATACTCAGCCAGATACCCCTTCGGGGGTATTTTTGTAGACGAGTTTCAAATATATTGGGCTTGACGTGGTAAAATTTGAACTAGGCAAGACCCAGTCACTCATCATGCAAGGAGAAAGAAATGGGAAAGTTGGCTCAGCAACTCAGCGGGCAAAGCCAAGTCAAGGCTTATAAGAACGGCGGTAAGGTCAATGATGATGCTAAGGCAGATAAGAAGCTCATCAAAGAAGAACTCAAGAAGAGTGGCTGTATGAAGCGCGGTGGAAAGGTGAAGAAATAATGGCCAAGTTCCTGGTTACCTATGCCGATGGCTCTCAGAAAACTGAGGAGCAATCCGACTGCTCTACGGTAGAGCAATTCATCAACTGCCGCTTCGGTACGGCCGATACTTCTGGTGTCAAGGTCGAGCTGGAAGGTGAGGAAGCTCCAGTGGCTAAGAAGGCCAAAGGTAAGTGAGCCTTACTGGTCAACTCGTCCTGAGTATCAAGAACCGGATTCAAGAACTCCGGGAGGATCTATCGGACCTTTCTGCCACTGATCTATATGTAGTTGGTAAACTACAAGGCAGGATCCAGGGCCTTAAAGAGTCACTGATGCTCCTGGAGAACCTCATAGAAGAGACCGACAAAGATTAAGTCTACCTCACTCTCCGACGGGAGAGGACATCTGCCCCGATGTCATGAGGTAGACCCTAATGGGGCATATTGGAGAATCGAAGTGATTCCAGCATCAAAGTTAGAAGACGCCTTCCCGGCGGTAGAACCTGGCGTGTATCCATTGGGCACCCGTGTCTTGGTTCAACTTCGGACGGTACGACAGAAGACCGCCTCGGGGATTGTCCTGGTGGAGGACACCAAGCAATTTAATAAGGTGACCACTCAACTGGCCAAGGTAGTTCAACTTGGCCCCATCTCCTTCTGTAATCGCGAGTCAGCCAAACCCTGGCCTGAAGGTGTCTGGGTGCGAGCAGGTGACTTCATTCGGATGCCCAAGTATGGCGGTGATCGCTTCGAGCGAAAGATTCCCGGCACCGAGGATACCGCCCTCTTTGCTATCTTCCAGGATCATGAGATCATCGCAAAGGTAGACCCATCGGCCTTCGAAGAACTGGACGACATACTATGAGTGCCGATACTCAAGTCGAGGATATGATCCTCCGTAAAGGCCTGACCGCTCCGCGTGTCACTCCCGCTCAGATCGAAGCTTTGGTGGGTCGAGTACATCACACTTATGAGGTCCAGGGCACCTCAACTTTCTGTCATGCCTTTCTGGATGGGAAGTTCTACCTGGGCTCGGGCCACTCCGCCTGTGTGTCTCCTGAGAACTTTGATGAGGGAGTGGGTCGCACGGTCGCCTTCAATAATGTAGGGACAGTCGTACGCAATAAGCTTTGGGAACTCGAAGGCTACTCTCTGTACAAGGAACTCAACAAATGAAACTTCGATTTGAACTGACGCCGGAAGAGGCCAACCTGGTAGTAGCTGGCTTGTTGGAACTGCCCGCCAAGAATTCGATGGCCCTGATCCAGAACCTGCAACAGCAAGCTGCTGCTCAGCTTACCCCCAAGGAGGAGAACAATAATGGCTGATGAGATTGAACTAAATATCGAGACGGGTGAAGAGGTTCTTAAGAACTCTGCGCCTGAAGATGAGCATCTTGACCAACCAGAGGGAGTCAAGGAGGAGGGTGATGAAGATCGTCCTCTTAATACCGACAACGCCTCGGATGAGGAGCTCAACAATGCCGAAGACGATGAAGAACGAGAAGCAATTCGTGAGCGTCGTCGTCAAGAGCGCAAGCATCGTAAAGAGGCTCAGCGTGAACGTGAAGATACCCTTCGCCGAGAACTGGCTTCACGTGATGCAGTCATCAATGAGCTTCGTGGTAAGGTTGACCTTATTGAGCGTCGCAATACCGGGAGTGAGCTAGCTCAGGTAGACAATGCCATCCAGCAAGCTCAATCTGCCTACGCTTTCTTCAAGAACCAAATCCAGGTCGCCACTGAGGCTCAGAATGGCGCAGCGGTAGCTGATGCCACTGAGAACCTCTTCAAGTCTCAACGCAAGATTGAGGAACTGAATGGGCTGAAGAATGCTTTCTCTCAGCGTCAAGCTCAGCCCCAGCCCCTCGATCCCCGCATGAAGACACATGCTGAAGGCTGGATGAAACGCAACTCCTGGTATGACCCAACGGGTCGGGACCAAGACTCTGAGATCGCTATGCGACTGGATCAGCGTATGGCCCAAGAAGGCTGGGATCCTACTACCGCCGAGTACTGGACGGAGTTGGATTCAAGAGTGAAAAAATATTTACCACATCGCGCAACTAGTGGTAAAATTCCCAGTAACAAGCCACGATCGGTTGTTACTGGATCTGGACGTGAAAGTAGTGGAAACGGTTCTTCTACCACCTACAAACTTTCCGCTGATAGGGTTTCGGCTCTGAAAGAGGCTGGTATGTGGGATGATCCGAAGAAACGTGCTGAAGCTATCAAACGCTTCCGTGACTATGACAAACAGAACAAGGCTTAAGGAGCGATCAGAATGAGCGATAACAAAATTATGGGTAGCGATGACAGGCTGAAGAAGTCTGCGGCTCCAGGTGTTCGCGGTGATCGCGTAGAGGATGATGCCTCAAGAACGCAAGTCGATGGTACTGCTATGAGTATGGAAGAGCGTCGGAGAATGCTTCGCTCTGAAACCACTCAGGATGTGCTGCCGCAACCCCCTAACATGCCGGGCTGGCATTACTGCTGGTTATCTACTACGAACTCGACTGATCCAATCTACAAACGGATGCAGAAAGGTTACGAGCCCGTTCGGGTCAGTGAGATCCCGGGTTTTGCCCAGTTCACGGCAACTAGTGGGGAATTCGAAGGCTGTGTAGCTTGTAATGAGATGCTTCTCTTCAAGCTTCCAGAGGAGCTCTACCAGGAGTTGATGTTAATCAACCATTATGAGCGTCCGCTGGAAGAAGAGGAGATCCTCAAAGCTAATGCCGTAGATGCCGTCAAAGAACGTGATAGCGATGGCCGGGATCTGGGTGAAACCCAGGGCTTTGACTCCCTAGGCCGTCGTGTCAAACCACCTCAATTTGCTTAAGGAATAAACATGGCACTTGTTGCTTCTCCTTCGGGCTTTTTGCTGCGTAAGAATCCTTCGGGCCAATCGCGCGCAAATACCTACACCATCGGCACCGGTTACGCCTCGGCTATCGGTTACGGTGATCCCGTTCTCCTCAACACCGACGGCACGCTGAACATTGCCACCGCTGGCGCTGATATCATCGGCATCTTCGCAGGTGTTCAGTACACCGACGCAACCGGCAAGCCGACGTTCTCCAAGAACTGGCCGGCCAACACCACGGCAACCAACATCGTTGCCTACGTGTATGACGATCCTACAGATGTGTACGAAGTCCAGGTTGCCTCCGGTGGCACTGGCTACGTTCAAACTGCCATCGGTGCGCAGGCCAATGCAGTGTTCAATGCACCGAACGCTACCACCGGCCAGTCTACTTCTTCGCTGAACGCCACGCTGATCGCCGCCAGTTCGCAGGGTCAATTCCGTATCATCGGCTTTGGTCCAGATGGCGTGTATGATGCTACCCTCAACCCGTTCCCGACTGTTTTGGTGCAGATTGCTCAGCATCAGTACATCGCTAACAAGACCGCTATCTAAGGAGAGCTAGAATGGCTGGCACTATTATGCGTAGTACTCAGTTTCGCTCGATCGTTGAGCCGATCCTGAATCAAGCCTTCGACGGCGTCTATGATCAACGTACTGATGAGTACAAAAAGATCTTCACCGAAGAGAACGGCACTCCTCGCGCTTACCATGAAGAAGTTGTCCTGTATGGTATGGGCGCTGCTCCGATCCTGCCGGATGGCCAGGCTATCACGTACGATGAGGGCGGTCAGCTCTACGTCAAGCGTTACACCTACGATGTCTATGGTCTGGCTTTTGCGCTGACCAAGGTCCTTGTGGAAGATGGTGATCACATCCGTGTGGGCTCGACGATGTCCAAGCATCTGGCCCAGGCCATGGATGAGACCCTGGAGACCGTCACGGCCAATCACTTGAACCGCGCTTTCACCTCTGGCTACAACGGCGGCGATGGTGTGGTCCTCTGCTCGGCCTCGCACCCGGTCATCAGTGGCACTCAGTCTAACGTTCTGACTTCAGCCGCTCTGTCTCAGACCTCGGTCGAGCAAGCTCTGATCCAGGTTCGTCAGGCTCAAGACAGCCGTGGTAAGCGTATTCGTCTGACGCCGAAGAAGTTGATCGTGCATCCGGCCAATATGCTCCAGGTCGAAGTTCTGCTGAAGTCCATCCTGCGCACTGGTACCACCAACAATGATCTTAACCCGATCAAGTCTGCTGGTTCCCTCCAGGACTCCGTGGTCATCAGCCGCCTGACCTCTTCGACCGCTTGGTTCGTCCAGACCGATGCCCGTGATGGCTTGAAGGTTCTCTGGCGTCGTAAGCTGGAAAAGGCCATGGAAGGCGACTTCGAAACCGACAGCGTTCGCTATAAGTCCACCATGCGCTTCGGCTCTGGCTGGACTGACTGGCGGAACATCTACGGCAACGCTGGCGTTTAACTACTCTGGTGTTAAATATAGGCCCTTCGGGGCCTATTTTTGTATTATCTAGACATGGACTCTAAACTAGTCTAGTGGTAATATAACTGTATCAAGCAACTAGATAACCTCTGATATTATGTCTAGTAAACTCATAGCTCAATTAAAATCTAAGATTCTAATAGACCAAGGTGAGTGTTGGAATTGGGTAGGTTTGCTTAACCATGAAGGGTACGGTCGAAATGGCTTTGGACTGGCTCAAGGATTTTCAAGGAGAGCCCACCGAGCTTCTTGGCAAGTCTTCAATGGGGACATTCCAAAGGGACTAATGGTTTGTCATAGTTGTGATAATCCCTCTTGCATCAATCCTAAGCATTTGTTCTTATCTGATAATGCTGGAAATTTAAAAGATATGCGGGATAAAGGGAGAAGTCCTTTAGGGGAGAAACACTGGAAGCATAAGTTATCTGACCCAGAGATTAAGCAAATAAGAGAGTCAAAACTAAGCGGTCTTGAACTATCACAGTATTTTAAGATCTCCAAGAGTCAAGTTAGTAATATCCGTAGTAATAGACGACGTTTTTCTCAACCCTTAAACTTTTCATGAAGTGAAGGAACTAAAATGCAAATTTCCGACGACCTGATGCTCGGTCCCGTAGTCTCCGGCAAACCAAATACTGATGGCCCTTCTATCATGGACACTGGTGTTGGCCCGATGGGTCGTGTCTATGTCTTCGACGTGGTCCCGCTTGCCCTCAACCTAACTGGCCTTGCCGCTGCTCAAGCTGTAGCTGGTGCCGGGAACTTGACCCTGACGGCTGGTACGGGTGTCACTCTGACCAACGGCCGTTACGTCCTGGACACTCCGCGTTGCGTTGACATTCTGTCTTCCAGCGCCGGTGATACCACGCAGACCGCCACCGTCTCGGGCTTTGACCAATACGGCCAAGCCATGAGTGAACTGATTGCTTTCAACGGCACGACTCGCGTTGCCGGCAAGAAGGCATTCAAGTCGGTTACCAATGTGGCTATCAGTGCCGCTCTGGCCGGTAACGGCTCCGTCGGTACTACCGATACCATCGGCCTTCCATATCGTCTGTTGTCCAAAGACTACATCACCTTCAACTACAATGCGACGGTTGGTCTTCTGGCGGCAGTTACGGCTGCGGTCACAACTTCGCCGGCAACCACGACCACTGGTGACGTTCGCGGTACCATTGCTCTGGCCTCGGCTTCTGACGGTGCTAAGCGTTTGGTAGCATTCATGGCGATGCCCGCTATTGCTTGTGGCCCAAACGCTACTCGCATCGGTGCCCTGGGCGTTACTCAGGCCTAAGTTGTAGTAAAACCGGGGGCTTCGGCCCCTAGTTTCTAGGAGTACGAGTATGATCGCAGATAAACTTGGGTATTTTAACCAGGCCACTACGGCGGGTGTACAAATCAAGTCCGGCCCCTCGGGGTTCTTTGGGGTGGTTTCCACTGTGGGCGGCGGGGCTTGCACCATTTATGACGGCACCGATACCTCTGGGAAGATCCTGTTCACCAAGACCCTGGCCGTAGGTGATGTTATCCACTTTGGTGGTTTGGGTTTCGCGGCTAAGTTGGGTCTCTTCATCGTAGTCACTGGCACTGTCAACGTGCTCTACACTTGATATGGCTACCTCCGGAACCGTTGGCACTACGGTAATCAATACCTCCAAAATCGTGGAGAAAGCCCTGCGGCGAGTAGGATTGATGCCACAAGCTTTGACCCCGGAGATGGTAGCTACCGCCGAGGAAGACCTGTACTTGCTCCTTCTGAGCTTGTCTAGTCGAGGACTTAACCTCTGGTGCCTGGATCAAATCTTCATCCCTCTGGTGGCTAACACTGCCACTTACACCCTTCCGGTTGGCACTCAGAATCTGCTCAATGTGGTGTACTCCCCCGGCACTGTAGTGTCTTTAGGGGCCACGGTAAGCTTTGGGGCTACTTTGGTTGGGGATGACTATTTCCCGGGAGAGTATGTTAAAGTGGTTTTGACCACTGGACAGACACTCAGTCAAGTGGGTGTTCAATTTCCGGGATCCGAATGTACCTCATTCAAGGTCCAAGGATCGAATGATGGCATCAGCTGGACCACGCTTCGTGAGGTTGATGGAAACTATCAACCCACTCGGTACAACTGGTTTGAGGTATCTTCTGATGTTGCATATACTCAGTATCGGAAGGTGTTTCCTCGAACGACGGGATCAGTAGCCAGCTCGAGTTCATTTGATATCATCAACGGCCTGAGGAGAGATTTACCGATCACTCCTCTGAACCACGATGACTACATGCAGCTTCCTGACAAGTTCAATAAGTCGCTTATCCCGACGTCATTTTACTTCGAGAAGCTGATCAATCCTCAGATTACTCTCTGGCCAGTCACGCCAGATACTCAAGGCTATATGACTATCCTGAGAAGTCGCCAGGTCCAGGACATCGGAACTTTGACTCAGGAACTAGAGATTCCGGCTCGCTGGACCGAGTCTATCACCTGGCAACTGGCCGTGAGGCTATCCTTTGAATTCCCAGGAGTAGATCCGGCTCGACGAGCTGAGGTGATCCAGATGTCCCAGGGTATGACCGTAGAAGTCGAGAGCGATGAAACTGATAACGCTCCTACCTACCTGTCTCCTAACATTCGGGCCTATACAGCATGAGCCTTTATGAATCGGTCTCTACAAAAGGTGTCGTCGCTATCGGCATCTGTGACCGGTGCAAGAAAAAGGTTCCTTACACTGAACTGAGGCCCGACGGGAATAGCCCGGGCCTGAGGGTCTGTCAAGATCCTGGATGTTGGGATGTGAAAGATCCCTGGAGACTTTCAGCTAAGAAGTCTGAGAATATCTCACTAAGATACCCCCGACCTGACGAACCATTGGAGTAACCATGGCAGGATCCATGACTTATGATAGCTTAGTCCAAGATCTATCGAATTACTGTGAGCGAGATGACGAGCCATTTATGTCTCAGATACCTCGTTTCATCACCCTGGCTGAGATGCGGATTGCCTCGGAGGATAAGCCTTTGGGTTTCCTGCGCACTGTAGGCGGAACACTCTCGGGAAATACTCTGGCGAAGCCGGCCCGGTGGAGGAAGACTAAGAACTTCTCGCTAATTGTGGGGGCTGAGCGTCGGCATCTTTATAGTCGAGCTTATGAGTATCTGCGAGTTTACTGGCCGAACAGCGCTTTGCAAGCTGTTCCAATGTTCTATGCTGACTATGATTATGAGCATTATTTCATCGCTCCTAATCCCGACTTGGCTTATCAATTCGAGATCCAGTACTACGAACTTCCTGAACCTCTGTCCAGTGTAAAGCAGACTAGTTGGACTACTCAATATGCTCCTCAGCTCTTGCTATATGCCACCTTAATGGAGGCCCAGCCTTTCTTGAAGACTTCAGAACGTATTGCCGAATTCCAAGCCTTGTATGACCGAGCTCTGCAGGCTATCGTTAAAGAAGACCAGGGACGCAGCTTAGACTCGTCTGCCGTGAGGAGCTAATATGGCTTATACTGATGTTTTTGGAAACCAAACCCTACCCCCTTCGGAGTATGGGTATAGTTCACTAGTCATTGTAGCCAATGCTACTCTAGTCTGGCCCTTCAATACCGACGACTCCACCCTGGCCATCGCCAAGATCATGAACGTTTCCTGCGGACCCGGAAACGTAGTCACACTGCCGGATGCCACTGAAGTATCTACGGGAGAGGACTTCCTGCTTCGCAACGTAGGAGCCAATACTCTAACCGTTAAAGACTCTTCGGGAGTACAGATTGCCACGGTCGCGGTAGGGGCGGCCTCTTACTTCTACCTGACAAACAATACTACCGCTGCTGGAGTATTTGGGGTCATTGGGTTTGGAGTAGGAACTAGCACGGTTGACGCCGCCTCACTGGTGGGCTATGGCATCAAGGCCATTGGAGCCTCTCTGAACCAGTCCCATCCGGTAGTCCCCACAAACACCGGGATCACCCTGGGTTCTGATCATCGATCTAAGCTGGTAACCTTCACCGGTGGAGTAGCTACTTTTGATCTTACCTCAGCCGCTACTTTGGGTGATGACTATTTCACCCTGTTCCGTAATCAGGGAACTGGCACAGTGACTTTGGACCCGGCTTCGGCTGAGACCATTGATGGTATGGCCACTATGCAGGTCCAGCCAGGTGAGTCTTTGATGCTCATTTGTACGGGCACCCAATGGTATACCGTTGGCTATGGCCGCTCGACCCTGTACCAGTTTACTCAACTGACTAAGGATGTATCTGGAGGCGGCACTATTACCCTGACGGCTACTGAGGCGGCCAATAAACTGATCACCTTCATAGGTAACCCCGCCGGTGCAGTAACGGTGGTGGTGCCGTCGATAGTGGCGGTTTATTATACTCAGAGTTCAATCTCGACGGCCCAGACGATCACTCTGAAGACCGCGGCAGGGACGGGTATTGGCCTCACTCAGGGGTCTCGTATTATCGCTCTATGCGATGGCACTAATGTAGTGGCCGCTCAATCCGCTACTGCCAATGCCTCACTCTCCTTGATTGATGGAAGTGCGGCAGTACCCTCTCTATTCTTCGCTTCCAAGACTAACACCGGCCTCTTTAAGTCTGGGACTCAGGACCTTGGTGTCACGGTCAACGGAACGCTAGTGGGGATCTTTGGTTCTACGGGCCTCCAGATCGCCAGTGTTGGACCAAATAGTTCCCAACAACACCTGGTGCCGGCAGTAGCCTCTGACGTATTCGCTCTGGTAACGGCCTCCCAAGTATTCAATAATAAGTCAATTAACCTGACCACTAACACACTTAGTGGTACCTTGGCCCAGTTCAACACCGCCTGCTCCGACGCGGATTTTGCGTCACTGGCTGGAGCTGAAATACTGACCAATAAGACACTCAATCTCGCCAACAACACGTTGACAGGAACGCTTGCCCAGTTCAACACGGCTTGTTCTGATGCTGACTTTGCATCAATTGCCTCGCCAACATTTACAGGCGACCCCAAAGCACCTACTCCGGCAGTCAATGACAACGATACGTCGATCGCGACTACTGCTTACGTATTTGCTGAACGAGCTAATACGATCACACTAACTAACAAGACGTTAGCCGCCGCCACCAACACGGTAGAAGCGACCAGTGGGCCGAATAGCTCACCATTTAGTTTCCGTAATCGGATTATCAATGGGGACATGCGTGTTGATCAAGTCAATAATGGCGCCGCACAAACTATTACCTCGGCAGCATTCCAGTATTGTCTGGATATGATGATTGCCACGGCAAGTAGCACTTCATTCTCAGGGCAGAGGGTCGCCGGGGCTGTGCCAGACCAATTCCTGTGGCAAGCTACGGGCGCTGGAGGCGTTACTGGTTTGTCCTTCGGTACAAGAATAGAATCAAACAACATTGCAGATCTTGCAAGTTCCACAGTTACATTCTCCTGTGAACTGTCGAACAGCTTGCTCACTACCGTCAATTGGTTAGCCACTTATGCCAATTCTACGGATAACTTTACAACCACTACCGCAATCGCCAGTGGATCTTTCACTGTCAATAGTTCACTCGCCCGGTATTCTGCACAAATAGCCCTCCCAGCCAATGCAGTAAATGGTATACAGATCGCCCTTAGTGTTGGGGCACAGACCTCTGGTACCTTCAAGGTTGGGGAGTTGCAACTGGAAGCAGGTTCAATAGCCACGCCGTTTGAACGCGTGCCCGTAGGTCTCGAACTAGCACTCTGTCATCGCTACTTCTATCGCTCAGCCAACAATGAGTTCATTTGGTCTGGTAATACAACCAATGGCGTTACCTACTATCAGGAATACATACTTCCTACCCCCATGCGAGTCACCCCAACAATCAGTAATATCACATCTGCAGCGGGGTTCGGATTCCCAGCGACAACCGCTGCTAATGCTAATACCAATAGATCTGGTTACTACAACAACAATGCAAATGCCACTCAGAATGGTTCCTTCATGTATTTCGGTGCTGACTTTTCCGCGAGGTTGTAAATCATGTATAAACTGACCAATACTACTTCAATCCAGCGACTTACCGATGGCGCTCTTATCCCCACCGATGAAGGAAATGCTGATTATCAACAATACCTAGCTTGGGTTGCAGATGGTAATACCCCAGAGCCGGTTGATCCTATTGTCAAGGTAATTCAGCCTGTCTCTCCACGTCAAATCCGGCAAGCCCTCACCGCCTTGAATTTTCGCGCCGGGGTGGAAGCGGCTGTTGCAGCGGGTGATCAAAACCTGAAAGACTGGTGGGAGTTCTCCACTGCTTTCGAACGCGGCCATGAGGAAGTTGTCACGATGGGAGAGCAACTCGGAGTTTCCCCTGAACAACTCGATGGCCTTTGGCTGGTCGCAGGTGCACTGTGAACAAGGTCTCATGGACCCCGAAGTGGCAAATCCCGCTTCGGCGAAAACTCAACCCCCTGTTCTGGGTGGAGAACCTCGATGACCCGGTGCCTCCTGCCTGGTACACCAAAGGAAAGTTTCGCTGGTGGTGGCGTAATCCGTTTCACAACCTGATGTTCTATTGTCTTGGTTTTCAGGACAAGCCGTCAGTTTCCTATGGTCGTTACCCCAGTCAAGTGTTCTCTGATGCTTTGGGGTGGAACTGGGCGATTACGGTAGTCAAGGGTTGGTTCCCAGCACCGTTCGTGTCACACAAAGGGAAATGGGTTCGTTGGTATGCTGGGTGGAAGTGTCCGGGGGCTAGTCTCGGGTTTGAGTTTAGGCGGAATTCATGAATCCGAACCAAGAGGCTGAACTCACTGGGGGCGGAGACTGTTTCTTACACCACCACTCTGCCGACCAAGCCCCAAGCCAAGAGCTTCTTCACGGGCTCCAGATGGTGGCTTCTCAGAAACCTATCTCCTCTGACACCACTCTGGTGGGTACCGAGGATTTTGTTTTGGTGGACACTACGGCCCAGAGCCTTAATATAACCCTGCCAAGGGCCATCAATGGACTTGAACGAGAGATCATGAAACTGGTGAATCCAAACACTATAGTGGTGCTACCTCAGGGAACCGATACTATCCTGGGGACTTCTGGAGTGACTATAAGCTCGGGTGGAGCTTCCTTGCGGTTCAAAGCTATTGGCACCGACTGGAGACCGATATGAGTTACCTTCCACTGGACCAAATGGCTTACCGAGATGGACCTGGTCTAGATGCTTTCGGTCGCTTGAGAATAGCGGACAGTATTCAACTGCTCGGGGCAGCACAGGAATATACCTTCCATCCACTGACTTGGGATCACTTCACTTCTGGTGCAGGTACGGCCACCTACAGCGCCAATACCTCCAGCACCGTTCTTCGCACTGGGGCTTCTACCAGCGGAGCACGCGCTCTAAGACAAACCAAGATTTATTACCGCTACAATCCTGGGAAATCACACCTGATCAAGTTGACGGGAACCATACGGAAGTCAGGAACACCGGCAGGAGCTTCCTTTACTTCACTGGGATACTACGACGACGACAATGGTTTGTTCTTTCGCAGCAAAGTGACTGGGGTATATGTCACCAGCCGAACCAACACGTCGGGAGCTCCAGTAGAAACTGAAGTAGTTCAGTCCAGTTGGAATCTGGATAAGCTGGACGGCACCGGTTCTTCTGGGGTGACCGTTGATTGGACCAAAGAACAAATCTTTATCTTTGACCTCCAATGGTTGGGCGTAGGAAGAGCACGGTTTGGTTTGTTCATTGGTGGATCCATCATCTATGTTCATGAGATGTTGCATTCCAACTTGTTCACCGCCGCCTACATGCGAACCGCGAATCTTCCAGTTCGGTATGAGGCTTTCAACTCCGGTGGTGCTGGAGCAGACGTTTCGCTGGAAGCCATCTGCGCCTCAGTAGAATCTGAGGCTGGTGTTCAGGAAGATAACTTCTACCCTTTCTCCTATTCAGCTTATCTTACAGCCATGGCGCTGGACACCACTCTGCGTCCAGTGGTGACTCGTCGACTGCGCGATACCTTCAATGGCCTCACTGTTCGCGGACACGCCACTCTGTCGGATTTTCAGTTGCGAGTAGGTACGAATGATATCTACTGGGAAATTCGGTATAACCAGACGGTGACTCTTGGTGGCGGCGGTTCAACCACCACCAATAATGTTGATGCCACTTACTCTATCAGCGAGTACGATACCTATGCAGGAGCGGCGAATACCGTCAGTGGTGGAATACTTATTGCTAGCGGGTTTGTCTCTACTGGGGCTGGATCAGTTAGAGGAGTTGATCAGATCAGTGCGGCAGATTCCTTGTTGATACTTGGTCGCACATACGCTAATGTCAGAGACTCCTTTACTTTGTCGGCTCGTTCAATGACAGGTGCAGCGACACTATCCCTAGCTTCAAACATCAAGGAGCAATATTGATGGCGGAAATCAAGAAACTCTATCAAGTCACCTCCCTGTCTGGCATTAAGCGCGATGGAACTGTGCTGGATGGTGACAATTTCTCCGATGGTCAGTGGACTCGGTTCAATCGAGGTCGGCCTAAGAAAATAGGTGGCTATCAGGAGAATAATACCTCTATTCCCGGGCCTATTCGTGGCTTAATCGTATGGTCCAGGGGCCTATTCAATGCCCTTATCTGTGCTAGTCAGTCAGCTATTACTCAGTCTAATGTTGATCAGAATGGAGGATCAGGCACCTCTTATGACCGTACGCCCGTGGGGATGACCTCACTGGATGGTTGTTGGACCCTGGATACCATGTATGATGACGCGGTGGGTAGCAAGAATACTATCGTAATAGCTCATCGTAATAATGCCCTATCTCAGATAGATGAGGCTACAGCATACCCTGTCTACTTTGGAGTAGCTGATGATACCGCTCCCCTTACTGCTATTGCTGGCCTTAGCGTTTCTGGTGGTATTGTCTGCATTGCCCCTTATCTGGTATATTATGGCTCGGATGGCCTCGTGGGATGGTCTGATGTCAACCAACCACAAACCCTTAACAGTGGAGACGCCGGAACCGATAGAGTCACAGGAACCAAAGTAGTTAAAGGCCTGCCCCTTCGATCTGGTACTGGACCAGCGGCTATTCTGTGGTCACTAGACTCGGTTATCAGGATGGATTATATCGGGGGATCCACCATCTTCAGATTCTCTACACTGAGCGCTCAGTCTTCTATCCTGTCACAGAATGGGGTCATCGAGTATGATGGTGACTACTTCTGGGCCGGAATCGACCGCTTCCTGGTCTACTCCGGAGGGAAGGTTCAAGAGCTCCCCAACCAGATGAACAAGAACTGGTTCTTTGACAATCTGAACTATTCTCAGCGCCAGAAGGTGTGGGTCACCAAGATTCCACGTTTTGGTGAGATTATTTGGCATTTCCCCTTTGGGGACTCCACTGAGTGCAACAAAGCGGTGGTTTATAACGTACTAGAAAGAGTCTGGTATGATTTCGAGGTTTCTCGGACGGCCGGTTACTATTCCCAGGTTTTCAAGTATCCCGTGTGGGCCGGTGATTCTTCTCTATTCAAGACCTACGTAAAGCTATCGGGAGTGACTGGGAGCTATGTTGTGGGAGACAGTGTATTGGGATCCTCTACTAATGTTCCCGGGATTGTGGATTCGGTCATTAGCTCTACCGAACTGACCATCCGGGCTCAGAACCCTGCCAGAGTTCCACTTATCTCCGTTGGCGAGAACCTGGTCAACAATACCCGTTCTGGGTCTGGGGGAGTCACTCGAGTCGACGAGATCCACTCTGCTTATATTCATGAGAAGGGCTTGAATGCTGTTACTTCCGCTGGGGAGCAGGCTATCCTGGCCCACTTTACTACCTCGGACTTCGGGTTTCCCACCGGGGGAGCTCAGCAAAATAACATTGAAGGGCTGAATCGCTGGACACGTTTGATCCGTATCGAGCCTGACTTCATACAGTCGGGGGATATGGAAGTTCAGGTAGTCCAGAGTGAGTTTGCTCAGAACCCAGATACGACAAGCGAGGTATTTACGTTTGGGCCAGACACGGGTAAAATTGATATGCGGAAACAAGGTAGACAAATTCGTCTCAAGTTTACTAGCAACACATTAAATGGGAACTTTGAAATGGGTCGAGTCATCCTGCATACTGAACCCGGCGATGTAAGGAGCTAACCCAGCATGGCACTAACCTCCTACGCTGACTATCTCGCCCAGAACACTACGGACAATCCCAACTACCCTAGTTCGTGGAATGTGTTACCGTGGATGGCCCACGATGATGACACTGGCACTCCTGCTCCGCAGGCCACGATCACGAACAAAGGTTTGCTGGACTATCTTGACTATGCTATGCCGGGTCAAGTACCCCAGGATGTAGCGGACAGCTACAAGCGTCAGTTGGACGCTACCGGACAGCCGGGTGGCTTCGGTGACAGCATGGGTTTCCTTACCGGGGCGTGGAGCACCAATCCGATCACCGGGAACATGAATTTGACGCCGCAGGAATATCTTCGCGGAAGAACTGATCTACCTCAGGAAGTGCTAGACGCGCTTTATAATCCGAGCGATGCACGATTGCACAGTTCCGATCCGACGGTTCAGCGTCTCAATTCCATGTACAAGTATCAACCTGAATCCTACGGGTATTTGAATCAAGATACTGGTGGAGAGTTCCCGATCATTAGCAAAGGAAAAGGGGGTCTTGGGTCTTGGGACTTGGGCGACGGCAAAACGCTTGTTCCTGTTAGAGAAGAGCAGTATGAAATTGCTCCGGGCCAAAGTCAAGCAGATGGTTCTATTGGCTTTCTACAAGGTTTCAATTCACTAGCCCCGACCGCCTACAATCCAGATGGTTCCTTCAACCCATCCGGGTGGCGTGTTGCTGACTTACGCAGTGAATCGCGCCGTCAAGCCCAAGGGCATCTGAAAGGTGTGGCAAGCGTTCTGGGCGCAGCTCTGGGAAGCTATCTTATGGGTCCGGCGGGTGGCGCTGCTGCGGATATTCCAGCTGGTTCTGAGGGTGTGATGACTGCTGCCCCCGGAACTACCGCCACGGCAGGAACCGCAACAACTTCTCCCGGTGTGTTCGGTCAGTCTTCTCTGGATACGGGTAGCCAAGTTGGAAACAAAGCTATCGAGAGTGGTATCAAATCCTATGTAATGAGTGGGGGTGATCCGAACAAAGCCTTGTTAGGGGCTTTGAGTGCTCCTCTGGCCAGTACTGTGAGCTCTTCTATAGGGGATTCTGCGGGTGACTTTTCCTCTGGCCTGGGAAAGCTAGCCACTAACCAAATCATGAGCCTGTTGGCGGGAAAGGGGTTGAACCTGAATCCCATGCAACTGGCTTCATTAGCACCAGGGGCTCTGAAGAGTGTCTCCGACTGGTCGCCTAACACCTCTTCCATGGATACGAACATGCCTGACGACTTTGACGCTTCCTCATATACCCCCGAATGGTCCTCTATCTCCGGAGACTCTGGCCTTAATAGCTACCTTGGATACGACAGTAATGGTAACTACGTCGGTAATGGAATAAACACTGACTATAGCAATTTTGGCCTCGGCGACACCTCTCCCGGCATCAGCGGAGACTCCTCACTCGATGACTACCTAAGGTCTATCCTGAGCGGAGTCAATACCAATGAGGGTACTTTCCAAGGTGCTCCGGCGGCTGATACTTCTTGGGATCAGGCAGCTCAACTGGCGGCCTTGAATAATCAGGCGGCTAAGCTTCCAACGAGCGGATCTTCTGGCCCAAGGGCTGGCTCCGGCTCCGGCTCAGGTTCTGGAGTCAATTCGGCCCTCTCTGGACTCAGCCTGGCCCTTGCCCTGGCTCAGGCTCTTAGAAAGAACCCTACGGCTCCAGTCTCTTCTCGGGGCAATCAGGGCCAAACTTTTGCTCCCGCCTACCGAGGAGCCACCGCCCCCCGGACCAAGTATGCTTCCGGTGGCGATGTGCAAGCTCCCGGTGGTCTGTCGGCCATCACCGCTGCACTAGCTCAACATGCTCAGCGTCGGGGATTGCTTCATGGTAATGCTGGGGGCCAGGATGATGTTCTTGATATCAAGGCTGCGCCAGGTGAGTATGTGATGGATGCCGAAACGGTATCTCATCTGGGAGATGGCAGCACGGATGAGGGAGCTCGTAAGTTGGATCAGATGCGGGAAGCTATTCGAGCCCATAAGCGTATGGGTCCTCTATCTCAAATCGCCCCTAAGGCAAAAGATCCTATGCACTATCTGAGGAAGGGGAAGTAAGATGGCCACGATGCCCGTTACCCAAAACACGGAGTACATGTACCCCCAAGCCGTCAACCAAATGACGGATACCGCGGCCAACTATGCTTCCGGTATCCCCGGACTGGCTACTCAAGCCTATCAAAACTGGTATGATCAGCCCCTGTCCACTGGTCAGACGCCCATGCAGACTCAGGCATGGGATACGGCAATGTCGAACCCTTCGCAGCAGTGGCTTAGCCCGCTGCAGCAGGCTTCTTCGATGTACCAACAGGGTGGGACTTACGATCCAAACCAGCTTCAGCAATTCCTGGACCCCTACACCAATGATGCGGCCAATGCTACAATGGCCCAAGTCAATCGGAACCTGACAGAGAACATCCTGCCCCAAGTCAATAGCACCTTTGCTGGCAATGGTCAGTTTGGCTCTAGCCGGAATGGTGATTTTGAGAATCGTGCTATCCGGGATACCCAAACGGGGCTGGCCGAGACCCTGGCTAAGCAGAATGTGGCTAACTACAACCTGGCTAATCAGGATTACCTGAACTGGGCTAGGCAGCAGCAACAGAGTGCGCAAGGGCTGCAGGGGGTGGCTGGCACCGGCTCGAACATCACTCAGACGGGTCTGACCAACCAACTAATGGCGGCTCAAGCTCAGCAACAACAAGAGCAGTCTACCCTGGACAAGAATTACCAAGATTATCTGACTCGTCAGCAGTTCCCTCTTTCCGCACTTCAAGCTATTGGATCTGCCACTAGCAACATTGGTCGGACCGAGAATCCAAATGTCAATACCCCAACGGTTCAGCCTGATGCGGTGTCTCGAGCTTTGGCATCCCTTCAATTACTGCAGTCGGGATTGAATAGCACGGATATTCAGTCTCTGATGTCCTCCATGGGCCTTTCCTTCTAAGGATCTAATATGCCACTAATGAATCAAGCTCCGGCCCAAGATCCTAATAGTGTTCAGGGAGTCCTTCAGAAGCTCTTGACAACTCAAACAGATAATCGTGATCAGCTTAAGCAGCAGCAACAGACGGCACAGCAGAGCTATCGAGACGTATTAGGTGAGCCTCTTCCTGATATTGACCCGGTGCGTAGAATGGTCAGTGATTACCTTCAGCGATACTCTACTAATACGAGTCAGCGATGGAATGCTATGGCTGGCGCTATTGGAGCTGAGGCGGGTCGTCAACAGGATATGGATGTAGCTCAACAGGCCCGTCGCGAGAATGCAGCTAAGCTGGGTCTGGGCATGTCCGATACTAACCTGAAAGAGGAAGACGCTTATACTGCCAAACTGATGGCTGCCGCTGCACGAAGCGGTAAGATGGGTGCTGGAGGCTCACCCGTGGTGAAGATGGATAAGGATGGAAACATGGTAGTTTATGATCCATCCACCCAGGAGACCAAGGTAGTTCATGCCTCTCAGCGGGGAGAGTACCAGCGAATCTGGACTTCCGCCTATCAAAAGGCAGTGTCTAATGAGATGGAAGATCCTGAGGGATATGCTCATACCATAGCTAGTCAGGTCTTGTCGGCTTCTCCCGGATTCAATCCCCAGAAGTCGGCTATTCCCTCTTCTAGCTCTACAGTTCCTTCTGAGAACCTTCCTCCGATCCCGACGGGCATTACTCCCTCTCAGGCGCCACAAGCGGCTCCAGCTCCGAGTAGTCTGGCCCAAGGCCAGGCTCAGTGGAATGCTAATGGTCCTCGTAATGTGGAGCTTATTAAGCAGGAAATGGCTCGTCCAGAGAACCAGACTCCCGATAAGCAACTCATCTTTAAGCAAGAGCTGGAAGCTGAAATGGCTAAGCAAGGTCAGGCTCCGGTATCGACCGCGACTTCTGCCGCTCCTCAAGTAGCTCCTTCAACTCCTACTCCAGTGGCTCGTGGTATGGAGTACAAGGATCCCCGGGTGGCAGCCCAGCAGAAGGGATATGGCGGTAAGGAAGGTGAAGGACTGTATAAAGAACGTCAGGCCCTTACTGACCTAAGTGGAGCTAATACTAAGCTCCTTGGTCAGTTGGATGCTCTTGAACAGATCTATGCCAATCCGAATATTCCCCAGGGTGAGTTGGCTAACCTTCAACAACAGGTTCGTTCCGGCCTTGTTACTCTGGGGGTTCCCGGGGCTAAAGAGGTTGGGGTTACCGACTTCGCCAAGGCACTTGGAACGAGCCTGTCCCTAACACAAAAGAATGCTGATGGGCAGAATCTGCTGCCGGGCGCGATGTCTAACTACGAAGATCAGCTGCTCCAGAAGATGGCCCCCACTCTGTCATTGACAAATGAGGGTCGGGTCATGTTGGTTCAGTTCATGAAGCAAGTGGCCGCGGCGAATCTTCGAATGGCTCAGGAAGGCACTAAGATGGCTGCGGCCAACAAAGATATGTTGCCACCCAACTGGTATGAACGCAAAGAGCGTATCATGCGAGAGGAGATGGCTAAGCTTCGTCTTCTGTCTTCTAAGATGATCCAAAACTCTGGAGCTCAATAATGGACACTTCTCAAATGTCTCCTGAACAACTTGGTGAGTATTTGGCGGGTTTGTCCGACAAAGAGCTTAATGAGATCGCTTTGGGTGGAGCTATCACTGCGGCCAAGCAGCGTCAAGCTACTCCTGAACCCGTAAAGTCGCCTAATGACCTCACGAAAGGTATGTCAGGTCCAGAGCTCTTTGCTGCTGGCATGGGTCAACGAGCTATGCAAATTCCTCGGGGCTTGAAAGAGCTAGGAGTGGGGGCTTTCGGTACTCCAGAAGAGATCGCTGCCCACAATCAAGAAAAGGCGGCCCAGTCGGCTATCGATGCTCCTCTGCTGAATACCTGGGAGGGAAAAGCTGGAGGTTTTGGCACGGACGCTCTGCTAGCTGCTCTAATGCCAGCTCGGTCTGGAGTTCAGGCACTGACTCAGGGGGTAGGAGCAGCGCTCAGCCCCACACCGGGCCCTATCAGCGGCCTTGATTTGCCGGCCCGTGCACTACAGGGAGCGACAGCCGCCGGTACGACTGCCTTGATTGCCTCACCTCTGCAACTATTGGGTAGGGTAGCTGGGGCGGCTACTAAGCGTTATACCCCCGAAGGCCAGGAAGCTCTTCGCTTGAATGATGCTGCCAACCGTCTGGGGGTTCGCCGGAATGTCGGGGGCTTAGATCCTTCTTCTTCTATCAACGCATTTGAGACTAATCTTCCAGGCTATGCTCGTACCGTTGAAGAGCAAGCTAAGAATTTCTCCAAGGCTGCGGATGTTACGAAGGATATTCCTTCAAAGACCGGTAAGTCTTTTGAGAGCCGGAAGCTGGGCGGTGAGAATCTTCGCCAGGCCGTGGAGGAAGGTGGTAAGAATCTAGAGGGTGTCGGCGGATCTCTCTGGAAAGACCTGGATTCTTTCATTGTCCAGAACAACATCGCCCCAGTGGGAGCTAAGAACACTCAAGCTCGTGTCAATGATATTGTTCAGAAGTATACTCCCATCACCAAGAAGGGTATGCAGATAGATAAGAATCCGGCCATTCAGCGGATCAGTGAGTATGACCCTGACTCAGCCCAGTTAATGACTCAACTGCTAGCTAATCCTGGCCAGGTTCCTACGGTTCCTTTCTCTGACCTGCATAAGCTCTCTTCAGCCGTTGGTAAAGCTATGGGGCGAGCTGAGAAAGATGCCTCGGCTCCCGGGGCTTCCCTACTGGATCGCCAGATGAAGCGTGAACTGAAGGACCTATACGGTAGTCTGATGTCCGATGTAGATAACTGGGGAACTAAGAACCCTCAAGCCAAGTCTATGTATGACGAGGCTAAGACTTTTTGGCGGGATGCGGTAGTACCCGGTGCTTTGACTAATAAGGTCTATAGCAAAGCCTCTAAGGGGGTCTATGGAATGAATCCCCGGGGCTACTCTGAGCCTTCTCAGCTGTACTCTGATGTAGTGAAGAATCCACGAGCTATGCAGGATCTTTACCCTTATATGAGTCAGCCAGGCCGTGACTTGACAGACACACTTCAGACTATGCCAGATGTGGCCCGCTCCCTGATCACGAATACTCCGCATCCCCCGGCCCCGGGAATGGGCACACTGACGACCCTGGCGGGTATGGCTGTAGGTTCTCCCCTCCAGCTGGTGAAGGGGGTGATCTCTCACACCCCGGGATTCCAGACACTAGCTACTTCTGATCCCGCTAAGAGACTGTATTTCTCTCGTGATGTTCTTCGAGATACTCCAGCAGGTCGAGCTGCATATGGGGCATTACAGTACCCGCAAGATCAGTTGGAAGGGGGGGTGAATCGTTTCGTAGGGGCACGAAGGCAGTAAACTCATGTAGCCCATGTTCCCTCCAACTATCATCGCCCCACGGTCTAACTGTGGGGCTTATTTTTGGTGGGTTAGGTTCGCCTCCGAACCACCAGTTTGAACAGGTACCCATAGATCCTCCATTGATATCGTTAAGGCATCCAACTCACTTCGAGTCATTTCATTAAACTCCCTGGCATGTTTTCCTGGGATGATGTAAGTAATGTCCAGGTCCTCTACATAACCTGCTATATAGCATCGGCCTCCAACACGAGAACGCTTATATAACCAGACAACCTGCTCGGGCCGTAAACACCCCTTGAATACGGGGGTGTCTGATCTCTTGGGCATGGTCTTCACCTGTTTAAATTCGACCCAAAACTCAACTCCCTCGATACAATCGTTGAAGTCAGGAGTCCCAGGGCAAGCTGGGTTCTCCACCCGAATGTCGTGACCCGCTTTCAACTTGCTTCTGAATCTCTTTCCGAACCGTGTCTCGGGGTTTGCTGCCACTCTTGCTCTCCTTAATGAATCGATGAATTAGACCTTCAAGGGGATGCGTGACAGTAACATGCTCAGGCATATGAAGCCTTTCGTAGATAACATCCCATTGAGTGCGCCCAGGCTGACGAACCTGCATCAGTTGCCAATCACCCCTACCAGGGCGATACTCTATTCCCTGAGTGTCTAGCCACTGCTTAAGTTCTTCCAACTTATCTTTATGTAATAGGTTTCTGGACATCTTGACTACTCCTGATGCAAAAGTGGGGAGCCGCATGACCGACCCCCCACCCTTGTACTGCCCCGGAAAACTTACTCGGCGTCGGCCGTAGCTTCTTCCTTCTCAGCCTTAGCTGCCGGCGTCAGGAGGGCGACGATTTCTTCCTTGCGTTCGATCGGGAAGACCCAGCGGAAGCCTTCGCCCTTGGCATCGGCCAGCTTCTTGCGCAGCTTGACACGAGCGCCCTGCGGCTTGATGCCCATTTCCTTGCAGATCTCGGCGAGAGTGATTTCGTTGGAATTGACTTCTTGGTTTTCGGCCATGGTATTTCTCCTAGATGTTGATGTAAAATGATTACAGGTTTGTTGAACCAGAACTTTCATTATATGGAAGTTTGGAGTGCTTGTAAATGGCCATAATAGCTTCTGACAACTTTTTCTTCTCGACTACGGCATTATAAACCACTTCATCCATAGTGCCTTCGATGAGTAGATAATAGTATCGTACCCAGGGAGTATCTACCAAGACGATACGATCCTTGAACTGCTCCCATTTGAGGTAGGAATAGTTCATCGAGAAGATGATCATATGGTTGTGGTGGGCCAGGTTGATAGCTTCCCCGGCTGAGGGATTGAGCAGGGTCACCTGGCTACGATCTTTTGGGTCATACTGATGCTTACCACGAATCTGGACATGAGTAATACCCCGTTCTGTGAGTCCCTGATCAATAGCATCCATCTCAGCTTTGTAGTTAGCTACAACGCAGATTGATTGTCCTTTAAGCTCCCCGTCAATCAAGCTCCAAAGGTAGTCCAGCTTATCTTGGTGTACTGAGTGAGTTGTTCGTTCATCATCCTTAACAAACCCCCCACAGACTTGGTGTAACTTGAGTGCTTTCGTGAGGGCCATTGGGGCCGTAATCAGGTTCCCCTGGATTTCCGTCATCAGGGCTTTTTCTAATTCCATATATGGGCGCCAGAAGGCCTCTCCGGCCTTAATACGGCACTTCCTGGACTGTACCATAGTCTTCACAGTGGATACTTCGTCCCGAGTGATGCGGAAAGAAATGCCTTTGAGGATCTCTTTGAATTGCTCCTGGTTCTTGTATCCCTCAATGGTGGGAAAAGGGTCTTCTCTCCCATTGATATATCGCTCTCCAATGATTAGGTACTTCTCCGAGAATTCTCCCCAGGTAGGGAAGAGGTCAGGGCGTATGAACTTGAGTTGAGAGTAATAATCTTCACACCCATTTCCTTGTGGGGTTCCCGTCAGGATTAGCCTTTTCTTGGCCTTTCTTCCTACTTTCCAACAAGCCTTTGTCTGTTGGCTCCCTCGCTCCTTAATACGATGTGACTCATCTATAATCACTAAAGCTCGGTTCCTGACTAGGCTCAGGTGTTTAATTCTAAAAGACTCGAAGCTAAATATCTCGAATTCTTCTAGTTTTAATCCCATCCTAGTAATTTCTTGAGACCATACAGGTATGGCCTTTTTGGGACAAATGATGAGATTATCATGACAATCCCATCTTTTTGAAAGCTCTAGGGCGGTTATAGTTTTTCCCGTCCGAGGTTGCATAAATAGTCCGTAGCCATCATGTGATAGTGCGGCCATTACGGCTTGTTCTTGATAATCTCTAAGTATAATCATAGATGACTCCAGGAACTTCGAAGCTTTATCTTGCTTACCATACTTTGAGTGATTCTATATTCTTTAGCTATAGTAGACTGAGTTCTAGTATCCCGCCTAATACTGATAACCTGATCCGGGGATAGCCGACTCATCCCATTTCTAGAGCCTATAGTTTGACGTGATCTGCTTACCTTATCTTTCACATTGTCAATATCATTACCCAGCCTAAGATGCATAGGATTACAACACTTTCGATTGTCACAAGAATGAAGTACATCCCATCCCAGGGGAAGCTCTCCTCGGGTTAATAAGTAGGCTACCCGATGAGCTCCCACTACTGACTTTTGGAAAGTGACTCTTCCATAGCCGTTGGGAAAAGAACTCCGCGTCCACTCCCAACATTCGTCTAGTCCAGCAACTCTGACTTTACTCCAGAATAGGCTGCTACCCATTAGCAAAACACTCCTTCAGCATACCAGCAATCTTATCGGCCTCTTCCGGAGACCAGGCCCAGCGCCCGCCGGGCTTCTCGACAAGCTTCCGAAGGAACTTTCGGCACTTGGAAGGCTCCCAGTTATTCGCCTGCGCGATTTCCTCCAGGGATACACTAGTCCCGGAAAAACTAGCCCGCTCTTCTGGGGCCTCCGATTCGCTGGAATACCCTAATACCCCCCGCAAAATAACCCGGGCCTGGCGGGAAATGGACAGAAAACTCTTCAGATACACCTCGGCGAAGTGTTCTGGAGTATGCTTCTCATATTTCTTGAACCGAAGGTAGTCTTTGGCGGTAAGCTGAACGCAGTCAATGCCCCCACTACACATCGTGACAAAGTGTCGGGTCTTTCCAGCATCCCGATACTGTAAGTAGGTGTGGCGATTCCGATCCTGATATACGGCGTATTCTGACATTTGATGGGCTCCGATTGGGTACAAACCCATTATATGACAAAAAGCCCTCTATGAGGGCTTCTTACTTACTTTCTTTCTCATCCACTCGATGAGCCTTCGAGATTGCCATCCAGCATATGAGCCTATCATGAAAGATAGACCCATAGCCAGGATGACATCTCCGCGACCGGCGAAGATGCCAACCGTACTCATGTTAGCTAAAGGCTTTCAATGGGTGGGGTAGGTTTGAATCACATCGGCTTTGCTCACCGGCATGAGGACCTTTCAGGAAGTCGTCGGCAATGTAGCAACCTAGCGACTGGCTGGAGGTAGAACACCAGATTTGCTTCTTCTCAACCTCTTTACCCTGAACTCGCATGATATTGACCCATGCCCAACCACTGCCCTGGGGACAAGCCGGGGAGATTTGGTCGTCGGTATGGGGGATCTTGGTCCAGGTTGTGTCGAACCGGGGATTGGTGGCGAAGTAGGCTCCGGCGTTTTTGGTGGCGTTGTTGAGTGCGGTAGAACGCTGTTGCTCCAGCAGGTCTTGGAGCTTGGCATTTTCTGCGCTTTTGGCCAAGGCCGAAGCTCTCTGTTCTTCCACTGTCGGGGGACGAGCAACTTCTTCCTTACCACAGGCGGTGATGAGGATGGCAACAGCCGCCAGGATGGCAGCAATAGCGAAACGATTCTTTTTCATGTGATTTCCTTGGAGTGAGTTGGGGCTACTCATCAGAAAGACTTTTGCCCCGAATTACTTAAGCTTCAGTCAGCTCGGAGGGGTCGAGTTCCCACTCCTCCTCGTTACCGTCGACCTTCACCAGGACGACGACCTTTCCGCTCTCCATACCCTGGACAGTACCTTCCATCTGAGAGCCGTCAAAGTCGAAGGTTACCTTGGAACCCTTCTTCGGGCCTTTGGTTGCCGTGGAAGAGGAGGATTCCGTCGGAGCGGCATCACGCAGGAAGTCCATGATACGGGGCTTCTGCTTACCCTGGTAGGTTTCGTTGCCGATGGCTGCCATCGTCTTCATACCGATGTAGTCCTTGAAGGACAGGGCCATCTTACCATCGGTGACATCCACTCCCAGGCACTCCAGGAGACCCTTCAGGCGCCACAGAGCCGTCGGCTTGAGAGAGGTGTTATCATAGATGGTGACACCCTTGTAAGTGCCATCGGCCACCTTCCACTTCCAGGCCAGATAGGCATTGCCTTCTTGAGATTCTTTCTCTTCGATTGAGAGAACCTCCAACAGGTACTCACCATCAGGAACGGAACGACCGCCGGATTCAACACCGCTGAAGTCAACCGAGACATCAGAACGCTTACGACTGCTTGGACCTGCCATGATTATTTCTCCTTAGAAACAGAACGACGAACGGGTTTGACTTCACCTTGAGCCATCAGCTCATTGATCTTGTCGAAGGTGGGGTCGATGATGTACTCCGGGATGGTAGTCCCCAGGGGGTTTCTCATCTTCGTGGTGTAGTATGCGTGAGGACCGATCCGCATGCAGTATTCCACCTTACGGGTCTTGTCTTCCAGGAAGACCTCCCGAACGAAGGTGTTGCCGATGGCCTTCACCGCACCATTCAGCATACCCGCCACACTGGGCATCAGACGAGCCCCGATCTGAGGGTCGATGGTATCATCATCCTCACCAGATTCACCCTTACTGGCACGATCATGGGCCAGGAAGATGACATTGATACTGTCCTCGACCAGGTCTCGATAGTTCAGCAACCAGGTCTTCATCAAGCCGGAAGTCACACCCCACAGGCGCTGAGACATTACCTCCTTGCCTTCCTCTGCCATGGCATGTTCCATCGCGAGGTCTTGCATAGAGCTGATCTGGTCCAAGATAACTGACTTGTACTTCTTCTCTTTCTTCAGGTACCAGAAGACCTCCTCCAGCTCTGACCAGGACTGGATTGAGACTACATCCACTCCATCACGGTCAGCTATGCTGTCAGTGCCTTTCTCCCGAATGTCTATCAGAAGAGCCGGAGTGGGAAAGGATGCCCCAAAGGTAGTCTTCCCCGTTCCTGAGCGCCCATAGACCAGCATGGACAAGACCTTCGGCAGTGCCTTCACCGAAGTAATACGTTCTAACACAGACATTAACTCCTCCTTCCCTATTTGATAGGAAAATGGTCCGAAGGATCGGTCGGACCTACCGAACAGCAATTATACCAGGTTAGCTACTGATTTCCAGCTCTTCTTCCTTCGAATTCTACTAATCTGAGCTTTACTAATTTTATACTCTTCAGACATCACTTTAAGCTCCCTTGAGTCTAATAGAATAGCCAGAACTTTGTTCGGGGATAGCTTAGAAGCCTGCCGACCCTTAGCTTTCATATCATCCATATTATCTTGATCCGTACCACAGAACAGATGACAAGGATTACAACATTTGCGATTATCACAGGAATGACATACTTTCATCCCTGGCGGGATAGGGCCACGGGTTAGCTCATAAGCTATCCTGTGCGAACGTTTAGCATGACCACTTACCCCAAACCACCCATACCCTTTCTCGGTTAATCCCGCTCGCCACTCCCAACATTCATCTAGTCCAACGACCCGGATTTTACTCCAGAATCGTTGAGCTAATTTCATTTTGATTCCTTGACAGTAAACATTTGTTTACGAGTGAAAGATGAATCTATACCTCGCACCTCAGCTGAACAAATCTGATAGTAGGTACAGGATTTACAATCGCGAGTTAAATTGCGACAGAAGTGCTTTCCCGGGTGCTGGATGATCTCTCGGGCCGTCCCAAAGAAATCCCCCACCACTGATTCGATAAGTTCTTCAGCGGGCTTGGGAAGGTACACTCGCTTGAAGAAGGTGTTCTTGGCAGTCAGAGCCAGCATATCAGCATAGTCAGCCGGATCAAGGCCATTAGCCTGAATGGTAGCAAGGTAAGTGTCAGCATCACAGTCGATGTTCTTACGCTTACTAAGAGTACCATTCTTCAGAACCTCGGGAGCCGTAGGCGGCTTGGTACGCAGGTAATCCCAGAGGATTCCGTCGACATGCTCACCATTCTCCCGCATACCCCAGTAGTACAGAACCGTCTGGATGTCGGAGAAACGGGTGTGTTCATCGGGCAGGACCTTATGGGTCTTGTGGTCATCCAACCAGCGTCGGCCATGTTGATCGTCAGGAAGAGCGTCGATGATACCCTTGAACTTCATCCCTTCGAATTCGGCTTCCAGGGTAATTTCGGCTCGGCCACCATAGTCCAGGCCGTCATTGGCCCAATGCCTGTTGTATCGGATGATGGTAGATTCCAGCTCCTCTGGAGTAGGATAGCCCTCTGCCTCCTCGCCCCAAAGCGTACCAAAGACTTTCCGGTACTCCTCCAGAGGAACTCGCCAGTCAGTGCCTTTGATCTGGGCTTCCAGCATGGCATGCAGAGTGGTGCCCCGAAGCAAAGCGATCGGAGCCGCTTTCCTGACCAGTCCTTGAATGTATTTGTATTCATAAGACTTTTGGCAGCGTCTCCAGGTCTTTACTTTGGATTGGCTGAAGTAATCTACTTCCATGCTAATAACTCCTATCGGTGATAAGTAAGCAGTTTCCTACAGTGGCGTTGAATTTAACCATATCCTTGGCCAATACTATCTGGGGGATTCCGCGACCTTCCAAAGCCCTCTGAAGTGTCAGGGCAGCCTCTTCCTGAGAAGGAGCACAGACGACAGCTGAGCTCCCCATCAGGTAGTGACCTTTGAAAGTATTGTTGATGAAGATCATTGTTCGTCAGTGGCGTTCAGCTTGAAGAGAGCACGCTTAACCATGTTATTCCCCCTGAGTAGCGTAAGTAGAAGCCAGGTCGAACAGTTCAGCGTTGAACTTGAAGTCACGCTTAACATTCTTCACTGGCATGATATTGAGAGTTCGGTTGTTAGAGGTATGTCCCGTGAATCCCCCTTGGGTCAAGTTCTCCTGGACGCGGTTGAAAACGTGCCAGAGGTCATTGCCACGGTCAGGATCGCGCCGGGCCAACAACAGTTGCTCGGCCGTTACGGGGGTCTTTTCACCCCAGCGAATGGCAATAGCTTTGTTAGCAAATTCCTCTTGGGCTTTGAAGGGAACTTCAACATCCATCCACTGTTTGACCGTTCCGGAGAGTTTCTTGGTCAGGTCATCCATCTTACCCGTGACAGCAGTAATCTGGTCTTCCAGGTTCTTGATGTTGTAGTGCTTCAGTGAAACGCCTTCCCAGACACTGCCGGCGACCATACCGTTGCAGCAGACCATCCGAAACATGCCCAGAGCCATACGCAAAGCCCAGGAACCATTGTGTGAGTTCAGGACGATCAGCTCGGGAATGACTCCGCCTTCAGCGATGTCCGAGAAGTCAGGATGGCGCAGCCGAAGAGCATGGCGAGCGAACTGAGGAGCCTTAGAGTGCCGGGCAGCGTTAGCCGAAGCTACCTGCCAGCCCATACCTTGAAAGCGGGAAAGTACGTCAGCCGTCTTGATATGAACGTACTTCTCAGACATCTTCGAAGAATGAGTTTCGGAGAAGACGGCGGAGGGAAGAATGAGGTCAGACATTTGAATCCCCTTAAAGTGGTGGTAACCAGGATCAGCGGTCAGTGCCGATAAGTTCATTATATGACAAGTAAGGGATGTTATGTAACCTTCTTCTTGTACTTATCGCAAATATGTAGTTTTCCTTTCTTTCCAAAGAGTCTCCACCCTTCTCCAGTAAGTTCCCAGTGGAGGGTGGATTTTCCGCAGTATTTGCAAGTCTTCAATGATGAAGCTGGCCGAACAGATCCATAGGGGTTCCACTCTGGATAGGCATCCATCATATCGTCGATTAGGAAGTCAGCCATCTCACCCATGATCAGCTCTTATCTTCTCTGATACGGAAGAAGCGAGGGTGGCGAAGAGACCCATCGGGAGTAATCTGGTGATAATGGATCTCGATCACCTTGTCCTTGATGAGTGAGGGAGTATCCCAGAAGAGCTTACGTTCCTCATCAGACCAGCCGGCACCTACACTCACTCGCTTACCGTTGAACTTGACAATGACTGCGCCCAGCATCCCATAGTACTTACCTTCACCCTGGACCAAGGACTCCACTCGTAGGTCTACATCATTGACCTCCTTGAGTTTGAGCCAATCCCGATGCTTACCTTTCCTGTAAAGGCCTTTCACATTCTTAACGATGGCTCCCTCATACCCTGAGTCCAGGAAGCGGTTGTAAAGGGCCATGACTTCATCATCTGTCTCCACTCGGAAAGAGGGAACTAGCTTCAGGTTCTTATGTTCCACTCCCCCAGAAAATAGGCCTTCAAGAGCCTGGCGACGTTGGTAATAATGTCGGGATGGGCTCTTCCACTCATCCATGTCCATGACATCGAATAGATGATAATTGGTATGCTCATTCTGCTGTTCCTTACGGCGAACGGCCGAGCTGGATTCATTGAAGTTTCCAGATATCAACTCACCATCCAGAACACAGTCACCGAATTTCTTGGTAAGAACCAGGATCTGTTCTTTCAAGTGGTCTGAGGATGTGAAGGGAAGACCATTGCGAGAGAGCAGAGTAACACTCTGGCCATCCACAATAGCTACGCAGCGTAGACCATCATACTTGGGTTCCACGGCATAGGCCAGGCGTGGTTTGGCCCCATCATACTTATGAGCTCGCATAACCTTGAACTGACGAATCAAGTCAGGGTAGGCTCGAAGGACCAGCTGAGGACCAATTCCACAGCGAAGGTCCTTCCGAATGATACGGGTGACCAATTCCTGGTCCTCAGCATCCAGGCAGGCCTCGCCCAGTAATCGGCGGGCTTCACTCCCGGTCAGGTCACGTTTGGCGCAGCGTTCCAGGATTTTGAAGGTGTCAGCCAAGCCCAGAGGCTCTCCTTCCACTGAGGTGATCCCGAAGGTGATAAAGGGGTCAGTGGCCAACCGAAGCACTTCCTTGAGCTCCCCCTGATATGGGTAGGCCTTGATCAGGTTGACTTTGTCATCGGGCGAGTTGAACTCGGCGATAGTATTGAATAGTTCAATCATTGTATTTCTGTCCTTTCCAAGTTTGGCCGGCGCCCCAGGTGCCGACTTCAATGTCCGCTACGATCGGGACAGGTAATTCTATCCCAAATTTGGCCAGCCACTCAGGGTTCTCCATACATTCTTTTATTCGGGGGAGCATCTCGTCCAGGTACTCAGTCTTTACCCACATGAGTATAGAGTCATGAACCTCGCCCTTGATACGAAGCTTAGCTCCATTGTCAGGAGCCTGTAGATTGTGATAGACAGATAGCATCCCCATCACCTTCAGGTCACCAATGAATCCCTGGACAGGGCTGTTGATAGCCTGGCGTTCAGCTTCAGCTTTAACCTGGCGATCCGGTGACCAAATACCCGGAAGCCGACGCTTACGACCCGATAGACTGCGAACGAATCCATCAATCTTGACCATAGCTCGTTGTCGATCGTGCCATAGCGGGAGTGAAGAATAAGTTGAGAAGAAGCCATCTCGGATGTCAGAAGATTCATTGAAACTCACATCCCACTCATACTTCAACTTAGCGTATTCACAGAACTTGTTGGCTCCCATTCCGTAGACATACCCGAAGTTCACGCCTTTAGACTGTTTCCGTTTTTCTTTCCAGTGCTTGTTGATAGAGACCGCCTCATCTGGCCCCATATTCTCCAGAATGTCCAGGATACCCGTGACCGTCTTAGGTTCCCCTACCTGATGCCTTTCACAGTATACTTGAACTGTTCTTCGGGCTACTGAGAGATCCGTGGGATTTCCGCCCATTCGGAGGATGCCTAGAGTGGTTCTCCAGTGGACGTCGATGCCTTCATTGTAGCACTTGACCAACTCGGGGTCTTGTGAGACGATAGCGATGACTCGGAGCTCAGCCTGAGAAAGGTCACCCTGAATGAATGTCCAGCCTTCAGGAGCTTCAATTAGATTGCGAATAGTCCCATCTCGGGGAACAGTATGCATGCGGGAGGAGAATCGCCCCGTGACCGTTCCATGGAGTTTGGTCCCTAAGAACAAAGATGACCCAACCATATACTCATCCCAACCATCTATATAGGTTGAGAGCATTTTCTGGTGTGATCGATAATCATTCAAGAGAGCCACTACGGGATGACCTTCCATCTCCGCCAGGGCGGCTTCTCCAGTAGACGGAGCCCCTTTGTCAGTGAATACCTGGGGAGTGAGGCCCAGCTTTCCGTACAGGACCTCTCCCACCTGCTTAGGACTATTCCAATTGACTACAGATCCCGCCATCTTATTGAGCTGTTCCTCAGCGGCTTTCATCAGGATCTCGAGGTGTTCTTTTGCCTCCGCTTTGCGCTTCAGATTGACATGATGACCTTCCCGCTCGATGACTTCATACATACGTGAGGCTGGCATCGTAAGGTGCTCATAGATATTGCGAGTCTCCTTATCCTGCATAAGCATCCGACGGAATAGCCTGGCCAGAAGATAGGTGCGGTAACAGTCTCGGCCGCAATAGGTGAATAGCTTCGAGGCCTCAACATTACCTTTCTTCTCTGAAGTGGTTAGGTCGTAGTCCGGGGCGTTCAGCCAAAGGCGGGAGTTCTCTTTCAGGCCATGCGGAGTGTTCTCGTCCAGGTTGTAATGCATGAGCATCGTATCATCCTTGTTGTAGAATGATACTCCCATCTTCAGCCAGAGCCAGAGGCTATCGAATTTCCAGTTCTGGTTGATGACGGGAATGCCCTGATCTGCCATCCAGTGCAATAGCTTACGCTGGGCTTCAGTGGGTAAAGTGGGGGCTTTTCGTACCGGAAGAACCCAGCAGGAGTCCGATTTAGGCAGGTAGAAGCCCGCACAGTTTATGTAACTGGCCGGGTTATACCAGTCCAAACCGGAAGTTTCCAAATCGCATACGAATTCTGGTTCATCTTGGTAGAGATCCATGAATTCTTGAAGATTTGATCGATCAATGATACGGATCCGAGGCTCTACCCACTCAGTCTCAGCCGTTCCTTTGACCAAGTCCCCGAATCGCTTGATGATTCGTTTGAATTCGGGTTCTTTACTGGGATCGCGAAGGACATAGGCAGGGGAGTAGCAGGGAACGTAAGTCACTCCGTCCTTCTCAATAAACTTACCAGCTACACTTGAGAGATTAGCTGCTTTCACCACCGCTTTAGCCGCGGTCGCTCCGATGACCAGGACATACTTGGGTTTCTGCTCTTTGAGCTCATCCTGGATATATCCAGCACAGGCCTTGCACTCAGATGGTTCCACTTTCTTTCCATCTGGAGGCTGACACTTCACTACCCCGGTGGCATAGAAGTCTTTGATCCCCACACGCTCGAGCTCTGAGATCAGTACCTTACCGGGACCTCCAGTCAGGTACTCTTCTCGGTGGATGTTAGTGGCACTAGGGGCATCCCCAATGACCATCACTCCAGAGGAAGCAGCAGATCCATTCCCCCACAAACAGACTACCGCCGAGGATTGGTTAAGTGAGCATAGGGTGCATTTCTCATTTCTCATCATACAACTCCACGGGTATTCCTACTGATCTCAATAGCTGAGTACCTGAGTCATCTCGATAGGGAGTCTTGTAAACTACCCGAGCTATTCCCGAGTTGATGATCAATTGACTACATTTTAGGCAGGGTTGATGGGTACAGTATAATGTCCCCCCTTGTAGCTTTATTCCAGACCTGGCGGCATAAGTGATAGCTCCCGCTTCGGAGTGAACAGTTCTATTACAAGGTGAGGCGGGACTGCAATTCGTGGAATCACAGTGGGGAACTCCCGAGGGGGCTCCAGCATAACCCGTGGAGACTATTCGCCCATCTTGGGAGATCACCGAACCCACTTTAAGTCTGGTACAGGTGGACCTGAGGGCCATCAGCTCAGCGGTTTTCATGAGTAAAGAATCTCGACTTATACGGTCTTCCATGATTTCCTTTTCCTAATATTGCAAATGTGTCCGGGAGACACTTTAAATTCAGCTGATAGTTCTTTGCAAGTCTTCGTAGAATCCCTAATGCTCATCACTTCAGCCACTGTTAATTTTACTATATTATGGTGAATCCCAGATAAAGATCTTCCTTTATTTACTTTATCTTTTTCGTTATCAGTTCTAGTTCCCAGTGACAGATGCTCGGGATTAACGCACAGTTTATTGTCGCAGCTATGCATTACTTCTAATCCCTCTGGAATGACTCCCTTATATAGCAAATAAGCTATACGATGAGCCCAACTTGTTCCTAGGTATTTCTTATAGGTTTGGTAGACTCCATAGCCATTCTTAGCCGTCGAGCCCTTCCATACCCAACAATCGGGTGACTTTTGGAATCTTAGTTCAAATCCATTTGAGGATTACCATTAAGAATCCTAGGAAACCCGAATTTCTTCATTTCAACCACCCCATCAGGGTATTGATGTCGGTGGAGAAGCCCGCGGCATTCTTATGACCCCCACCGCCAAAGGCCCTGGCGATAAGTGAAACATCATAATCTCCATTGCTGCGCAAGGAGCATTTGACTTTGTTGTCTTGATCAACATACCAGATAAGACCGTAGGTGAGCCCGGCATTAGCTAGTTCATGGCCTATCTCAGACATATGGATATTGGTATTGATGGCCAGGCCCAAGTAGTGATGCCATTCAGGAAGGTCATCTTCATGCGTGTAGTGCTTCACCACCAGGTCACAGCTTCTGGCTTTTTTCGCCATAGACTTGACCTGACGTTCTTGCTCAGCCAAGAGGATCGACCCCTCGAATACAATCTGCGTCAGGTAGTCTGATCCAACATCTGTACGCCACTGATCGAAGGTCCAGGGCTTACGAGCGGCCATTCCAGCATGGAATGACTTGCTATCATTGATTTTGAACTGCCAACGATCACGATCATCGATGCAATGAACCCAATCAGGTACCTTGGTCCCTGGATGGAAGTATTTCCAGGAAAGCATAGCCCCTGACTTGTTGTTGTCCAGGACAATGTAAGTGTATTCAGTCTCATCGACATACAACTGACGTTCATCCCCCGCCCAGTTTTCAAAGGCGGTCTTATGGTGATCCAACCAAACGACATACTCAGCCTGTTGGATGATATCTTTCATCACTTCCGCAGGAAAGCTGAAGTCCAGGATATGCACTGATCGGCCAGCTACTTCACAAGGTATAGGATTACCATAGTCCACTGGAATATACTCTGCAGTATCACCCATCGCCAGCCATGCAGCGAAGGCGGCACCGAAACCATCAGTGCAATTGGCATGGTAAATCACGAGTCGTTTCATCTTCTTGTCCCCATATTCATAAACATCATTAAATCTTCAAGTCCTTGAGCCTGACTTCCGTAATAAGAAGGTGGACTCTCTCGTCGGGGGTCACACTCATAAGACCAGTCGGCGATAGCTTCAAGGCACTTATCACAGAGAGCTCGGCGATGCTGAATCAGCAGATAGTCTTGAATAGCCTTAGTCCGATTCTGCTTAGCTACTACCTGAATAGGATTGAACCCCTTGACCCGAATACGTCTTCCCACTTGTCTCCATCGTTTAGCGGTGGCCCGTAACCCCTGAAGGCCTTTCATCAGATCTTTACGAGTGTATTTGAAATGGTCTCGGACCTCCTTCATGAGGTCAGTATATTCTACATCACTCGCCTCAGCCACTGTAGAGAAAACCTGAGCTATGATCTCGAAGACGCTCGATTCTTGTTGGGATCCCGTCTCCCCTGTAGAATCATACCGTTGACGCTTCTCATCATCCATAAGAACTTCGTAAGCTTTCTTAATCTGTACGAACTTCTCATGAGATCCCCCTTTGTCAGGATGATGCTTGGAAGCCTTAGTACGATAAGCTTTCTTAATGGTCGCCGAGTCCGCATCACGAGCTACTCCTAAGTCGTCATATAGGCTCATGATGATATCTGAGCTTGAAGAGGAACTTCAGTAAGGCCATACTCCTCTGCCTGGCCTTCGAATTCCTGTTTGTCATACATGAAAGCGAACTTCCCTTGGGTTACATCATCTACCAGCCTACGGGCTTCTCCGTAGTCTACCCCTAACACTTTAGAGTAGCAGTTTGCTAGGTTACTACCCAATCCATAAGTCACGAAAAATTCCGGCATAATTTCCTCATTTCAATACTACTTTGTCGGTTTGAAAGCAGTGTAGCGACGTGATGTGCATGGTGAGAGTTCCCGGAACCACGTTAGCCCAGTCCATCTCGGGTCGGGCCAGACGACACTGATCCAAGACCCAGAGCTGTAACCGTAAGGTAAGATAGACATCATCCCGAAAGTGTCGAACAAAGTCGCATGAGCGTAAGTAGTAAACGCAGTGTAGTCGATTGTTCCGCATGATGAAGTGATAGCCCAAAGAGCAGGGCACCCTCTTCTCCTGAACGGCGGCGCCCAAGTCCTCGGGAAACCAGACTGGCAAGTATGCTTGACGAGTCGTAGGTTCGTTAGCCAGGATCGTAACCAAATCATCTAAGTCTCCGTAAATGAAACGAATTCCATGGTGGGGTGATATATAATCTGAATGGAGGATTCCTCCAGAGGTTGTTCCAGCGGCTTTTGGCCAGTATCGTTCAGCATAGCTGTGGTCAAATTGGGGATCTTCTTCACCCTCTCGGCGATGTGTGTCGGCAGACGCTGAATAAGGCCAGATTCGCCATGTTTGTCCAGGATTGATCGGATCACCACTAACTCTCTCCTCGAGAAAGTGACGGTCTGCCCAGGGGAGGTTAGGTTTGATTTGCTCACGATAGAAGTCCAGATCCTCGGTAGGAAGATCATAAGTGAAGGAGTAATTCAACAGTTCCAGCATCGGCTGTGGAGCTTTGATAGACTGCCAACGAGTACCCTCGACGATTGAAGCGTTCCTCAGTCGAGTGGAGACGTCTTGAGGTATGTTATCGAAGATCATTGATGGTGTCCAGGTCAATTACTTCCATTTTCTGGCTGAAAGTGGGGCAGGTACATGGTTTCTCTGGATCGACCAGCTGAGCGGGCAGCGCCCAGAAAGGTACAGGAAATTCACAGACATAGTACCCGGTGGTCGTCTTCTGGCTGATATGAACACAGTTCTTGCATTGTTCACGATCCGACATGTTTATTCCTTTCTTCTAACATGGTTTGAGCAATACCGTAACATTGACCAGCCGCGTATCGGCCAGAGGCTAAGGCTGACTGAGCGAAGTGATCCAACAGGACCTCTTTGAGAAGCTTATTCTGTCGCTCCAGGTAGTTGATCCGGGACTCATAAGTGGCTTGGTCATCCTTCGTTATCATCATCCTCTCCAATTCCTTCATCATTAAAGCTGGCCCCATTGGCCGTACAGTAATCTGCCAGGGCCTTACAGTCCAATTTCTCCTGGGCTATACCCCACATTTTAACCCTATGCTTATATGCGTACCGGCATTCCTTCTCATAGAATTTAGCTGTGGCATTCAAGAAGGTTCGGTAGTATCGTGGATCATGCTTCTTCAGAAGCTCATAGAACTCCACAGCGTCGGTATGCTGAAACAGGATAGGAGCGAAGAGGGCCGTGAGAAAGCAATTTGCAAAGTAGAGTCGGTAGGTTCGTGGAGTGTGAGCAAGGCCCAGCTGACCAAGGATAATTGGAAGCAGCGCATAGTCAGCGGTGTGTTTTTGGATGAGCTCAGTAGATCGGTATATGACATCCACTTCGGTCCATTTTGGCGTTTGTGTAATGATGATGGACCGTATACAATGACCTTGAGATCGTGCATCCTTCTTTTCTCCCAGTGTATTGAGGGCCACAGAGGTATGTGGCGATTTGCGGCGGGCCGCTAGTTTTGTCCGGGCGGCGTCCACTTCAGCCTGATTGAAATAGTTCCGCATCAGCTGGGCCACTTTACCCCCGCGATACCCCAACTGAGCCAGGTCCACCTCAGGTAGGGTGTTCATTTCCCAGGATACGCCTTGAACGACTTTGCGTACCCCCGTATAGATACCAGGTTGTTGAATGACATGCTTACAAAGATCAACTAACATTACGCTCCTAACAAGAATGATACTACGGATGGTATTTGAACGACTTTATTCATTTTACGCTGAGAACGCTTTCGAGCTGCTTCCCTCTCCTTGACTCCTTCGTTGAGCCGATACTCTGCTTTAGTGATGAGATGTGGTTTTTGAGGTTCATTGTCATTAGCACCCCATAGATACTCGGGAGTCCAACGACCTTGTGGGCTATCTCTCCTCCATCCGGTGATATGGATTTCTTTCATGGAGTGAAGAAGGCTAAGGTACTCGCGCCCATTACGTGCCGAGATGAAACATCTGGCCTCAATATCATGGAAAGTAAGCTTCTGTCCTTTCTGAAGCTCCCGCCTGATGCGATTCATATTAGGATGCATTACCCTTGGGAGCATTTGATGGCACACTGGACAAGTCGATCAACCTCATCATCAGAGTAGTCATGTGAGACCATCATCTGAGTCACGTCATCTGACATATGGGTATAGAGTGGATAGTCTACTAGATCACACCAAGTACCCTCTGGCCAGTAATAGATAGATCGCATACTCTTCTTCCCAAAGATGAGGTCATAGTTCTCTCGACCCTGCTCACTCAAAGCTTTGGAGACTAACCGATCCCCCGTGATATCATTCTTACTCATGACTTGACCTCATAGCAAACGCTTTGTTGGATCAGAGAATCAGCTGTGTTCTTGGCGTTGTTCTCGGAGATTGCCATCAGCTTGACCTCGTAATTGGCGTCTGAGGTGTAGTAATTATATGTCCGCCATTCCTGCCATAGCAGGTGATACCATTTCTTGTATTCGACCGTGAAAGTCTTCCCTATGGGGTCATGCACTACGCGTGCTTTACGGTAGAGCCTCATTATTCATTCTCCAGTTCTTGCGGGGATGGAATGATGTGGAGGGGCTTTCGCTTTCCATATACCTGCTCTTGATAGATTCCGGGTATCGCTGACTTATGCATTGGATGTCCAGAACCATCTATGTAGGCTGCTGCTGGCTCCTTCCGCAGCTTCTCGATCATGGCGAGTTGGATGTCGCAGGCGAATTTTTGGGCTATAGACGCACCGACAGAACTGCTATCACAAGTCTTTACCCAAATTTCTCTAACTTCTTGCTCAGTCAGCAAAATGCTCATGATTCCTCCGAGGGGGATGGTGCAGGTGGAAGTGGCATCCAGTGGGATACGCGATAATTCTTAGGACAGTCGTCCTCGTCAGCATCTTCGCTATACCAGTTTCCGGACTTCCTGTTATCAAGACCGCCGTCTTTCAACTGGAACCACAATGTTTCCATCCCGTATGATTTGTGCCATACAAGGTAGCTACCCCATTCCGTAGGCGCAGTTTCAATCGGCATCCACTGTGGCGAACTCAGTGCGGCTTGCCAGCCAGTCCACATTGATTGAATATGCTCGTGGTCGTATTTGAATTCACAGCTCCAAGTATCAACACGGCCAGTGATATCAAGGCTCCTTGATTTTGCCCACTTCTCGAACTGCTTACGGATTTTCTGGTTGGTCATTTCAATTCATCCTTATGAATAAAGACGCTGGAGTTATCTGAAAAGTAAAGTGTGTAGAATTGACCACACAAAGAGTGAAGTTTTCTGGTTACATGCTTCCCTTTGTAAGTCATGGTTTCCACTCCCCTTTCCTGATCTTGTCTGCGATGTCCATTAGATGACAGTAAGCCTCTTTGACAAAGCCTAGTGCAATCCTCTCCACCAGCTTCGCGTCATGCTCACGGAGGGTGGAATTATCGGATTTGGTTGCGAGGGCCGCATGCGCAAGATCAAGCACCGATTCCGTGTAGTGATCTTGGTGCATATGCGGGGTTTTAGTGATCTTCTGCAAAGCCTCCCGCAGCTTATCGTTCTCAGCCTGCGCTTGGGCAAGTTGCTGGCGGAGTCCCCTTTCGGACTCACAACAGTCGGCATAGTGAACCTCTGTTTCTTTGAGTGAGATATTCTCAGCCTCCAGTTCTCCAACCTTGGCAGCGTAGTCAGAGATGATTGTATTATCCAGAGCTACCTTGGCTTCTAGGTCGGCTCGGGCGAAGGTGGAGAAGGCTTCAAGTGCCTCAAACTCACCGGCAATATCACCTTGGGGGAAGCAGTAGATTTCTGATTCCTTTGCCCACTGCACTACCTGCTCTTTGGTCGGTATGGTCATTTCATTCCCCCTTTCTTTAGTAATTCAGTATCCTCTTTGCGGGAATCAAGATCGAGCAGTTCGCTGTACCCATAGCATCGTTGCCCATCAGTGAAGCCTGCCGCGATAGGTTCCCTGAAAAGACGTGTCCAGTTGTACCCACCTGTCTTGATGTGGGATAACACCTCGGCAAACGCATCATGGCCGATTGATTTCGGGAAGATGAAAAGCTGCTCGCCGTCTTCCTCGCACGTAACGACTACATATTTCATTTCAACCATTTACTTTCCCCTTAACGGTGGCTAGGGCGTCGCATATAGCCGTCCTAATTTTAAAATAGCGTTCTGTCTCAAGAGGTTGTCCTACGGTCGCGTATATCTGATTATTGACCGATTCCAACGCATCCACCAGCACCTTCACCTTGTCTTGCTCGGCGGAGAGTTGTTGCCTAAGACTTTGCTTACTATGTAAAGCCTCGTTGAGTGCTTGCTGTAAAGAAGTATTAGAAGCCTCAAGCTCGGCTACTCTGGCGCGGAGGGCTTCGATTTCAGTCGCAGACCTACCATAGGCATAGGCGTCATCGTCTCCACTGAGTTTCACTGGGAGAGGGTGGGTGAAAAGGTAGGTTCCTACAGGGGGTAAAGGAGCCAGCTGTTTGAGGGCTGTGAATTTAGCAAAACCATTGTCGGTGTTGACCACCTCGGCCACCGGCTCCTGCTTGCTCAGTTCTGCGACCAGGGCGTGGGCGAAGTCTTGCGTCAGCCCAGCAGGGAGGCCAATTCTGAATCTGCTTTCGCCGTTGACCAAACGCAGGGCGATTTCTTTAATGTTCATTCATATCTCCCGTAATTGCTGAACAATATACCTGTATGTTTTGAGTACCGAAGACGGTAGTAGAAGCGACCAACCCTGATAATGAACCCAAAACTGTAGCGATCCCATAAAGACCAGAAACTAATCCCTTGCGGCGGGATCATCCCTTCCTGCCTGATGATGTGAATCATCGCGTGCTCCTCAGCAATGTTTCCACTTGCCGCACATGTGGCAACGGTACGTATATTCTGTAGCATCACCCCCGCAATATGACCACTGGCAGGGGATTCCGGATGTGGTTTGTATGTCATTTCATTCTCCTTATCAGCTAACCCTGAAGCCCCGTCGTGATTCGAAAACTAATACCCGAAGGGTGGCACGACAACTACCGGCTAATCAAGAGGGCACGTCCTCTGTCGACTCCAGGGCTAACTGATCATAGCGCCGGTAAGGCGCGAAGTTCTTGGATCTTCTGGTCAATCTCATTGATCTTGAGTTGAGTCTCTGCCAGAAGCTTGGCTTTTTTGATTTCAAACATGTTGATAGTCTGGAGGGTAAAGTCATTGTCTTCGGCTTCGAAGACAATGTGAGCTTGTCCCACTCTGATCCAGCCATGCCCACTCATATCTTGTGAATAGAATGACATCTGCCCGATGATATCCTTGGGAGACATCTGCGGCCAAAGGGATGTGTTAGTGTATTCGCTGGTAATCCAAGCGGACAGGGTTGCTTTTACTCTCATGATTTCTCCCACCAATAAGGTGCTGGACGCCCACGGTTCCACTGGGCAAAGGTTTTGGTATGGTAATACTTGCGATATGCTTCTACCGGATCAGTGCAGCGCATACTTTCTGGCATACACTGAACGAACTCGGAGACTCCTACGGGAAAGCGATTTCCCTCATTGGCCAGGGATGCGATGATCTTCTGGCACATATGGACCTTCTGGTAGCGGAAGGTGTATTCCTCGCATAGGGCCAGAGCATGCATAGCCAGCCAGTTATAATTGGTCCGGTTCTTTCTGGCCCAGAGGGTACAGGGGTGGTTCATATGGCTGATCCTGTATGGGCCGTCAGCCACTGCACTCATTATCTGAGTAGACTCCAAGCATTGTTTGACTATGTGTTTGTCACATAGCATTTGAGCTGCTAAAACTGGGTTTGTGTCTACTACGAAGATTTGCATGATTACCTCTTGTGTTTAGAGTAGAATTTAGCCATCAGAATAAGCTCATCAATCGTAGCATCTTTCTTCAGTATGTTAGCCCGACGACTTACTATTATTATATTCTCTTTTGTGTACCCTTTATCATTCTCTATTCGATCAATAGATGGAGCATTCATCCAAGTCGATTTATCCTCTCTATGCAAAGGTATACCAAATACCGGGCAGGTTTCGGGTATGATTATGTCAGAGAGTTGTATAGTGTGTTCCATGCCAAGTTTCTTGGCTCGTTGGCGAGAATTTCTCCATATTACATAAGCCGCTTTATGAGTCCAATTTCTAGAACGTCTAGCTTGTACTATATCACCTCGTCCACATTTCTTGCACTGAGACTTCTTTCCGGAACTAAGGTCTCCCCGTATATTGTAAGAAAAGGCCCCTTTAGGTTTAGCCTCTCCACATGAAATGCAAACTTGATTCTCACCCATGTTAGATTCAAGTCTTTTCTTTCCGTTGAATTGATTAGAGCAGGTATTAGAACAGAATTTTCGTTTGGTGGATTTTCCACAATTGGGACAAATATTCATGGTTTATTCGAGGTGAAAATTACATTTTACACTAGATAATCGAGTTAGTGCACTTGCTTGTTACAGTTTCTCCATGAACTCAGCAGAGAATACCATGAAAGCCACCACTTGCTCATCTTTGGGGACTTTGGCTACCACTGCGTGCAGGTTCTTGATGCATTCGTTGATCCGGTCACGCTGGTCGCTCGGAAGACTGGCGATCATGCCCAGGGCCAGGACTTTCTCCAGGCTGAGCTGAGGACGGTACTGGTCGACAGGAACCATCACAGTGTAGTCGCATTTGACGCAGAGAGGAGCTTTCGATCCCTCTTTCTGGGTTCCGCATTTAGGGCAGACATATGCAACGGTATCAGTTGTCATTTTCTTGCTCCCCTAACACCATTTTAATAATTTCGGCTTGCTTCGCCCTTGCGTTTTCCCGCGCATAAGCAGCATCAGCAGCATAAGCAGCATCAGCAGCATAAGCAGCAGCATAAGCAGCATCAGCAGCATAAGCAGCAGCATAAGCAGCAGCAGCAGCAGCAGCAGCAGCAGCAGCAGCATCAGCAGCAGCAGCATCAGCAGCAGCATCACGCGCTCTCCGCAAATCTTCGATTGAAATTACACCCGCTTTGTAATCACGCGCCGCCTGAATAGCTTGTCGTGGGCGCAAATCACCTGGCCTTCTGACTTCAAAAATTGGTAATGCTTGCTCCGCGAATTCAATAGCCAATTGTGAGGAAATCGGTCTTGAATCCTGAGCAGTGGCGCGAAGGCACCAAAGCATATCGGCCACGCCGTTTGATTCCAAAATCATTAGCAGATTGATTTCAGCTTCAGGATTAAAATCTGTGCCGAGATACTTAGTCAGCTTTCGCCAACCTTCAGTACAAGGTGCACAGGCACGGATCAGGTTGAGTGTCGTTGTCAATTTCATTGCTCTTGCTCCTTAGCGAAGTCAAATAGGCTTTTCCAGAGCTGCTCACGATACTCAAGAACCTGCTCTTGTTGCTGTTTGTTAAGGTTGCCGGCATGGAGTCCGGGAAACAAGTATTCAATAACGGAGAACTTGTCTTTGATATCAGCTTTAATGAAGTCAAGCAAAGGACGAGTGAGGGGGTATGTAGGAATATACCGGCCATGGATTTCGTCCTCTACGGAGGTGATGCAGTCGCAGATGTAAGGCGAGTATTTCTCGTCATACTTGAGACGAGCTTTAACCAGGATTTCATACAGGGTGTGTGCCACTTGAGTACCTCTTTATTGAATTGGGACAATTCATTATATGAGAAATTGGGTCATTTCGGTGGCCCAATTTCTCTTTTCTTTTACAGTGATTGTACCATCTTCTCAAGCTCTTCCAACGGCGTCTCGCCCAACTGATCTCTCTTCTTCTGGGCGATGAGAGCCATGATCTCCTGCTTTTTCTGGCGATTCTCTGCCTCAGTAGCAGCAGCATCACGCTCAGCTAATTTGACGTCGATGATATGTTTCACGATATCAAAGGCCAGTTGAACCGTCTCATCCGACTTGCGTTCTTTGATCACGAATGAGACGTCTTCGCTGTTCTTCAACTTAGCATGCAGATTGCGAGCAATGTCATCCAGATTAGTTTTAGATGCACTGGTGAGGGGCAGATCCCATAGATCCGATACAAACAGCATACCAATCGGGGTATCGAAATGAAGTTTGATACGAGAGGCTTTTTCAAACATGGTGTTACTCCTTAGAACTTGATGTTAATGATACGAGAGAAGCTGCCCTTGACCCGGCAGACAAGTGAGTTGCGTTGCGTACTGCTAAAACCGAGGCCACTCAGTTGATCCCGGGATTCTTCTGTACGCATACGGGAGCCCACCATCTCCATGACCTTACGATGCGATTCCAGTGACGTATTGAGGAACTCATTATAGAATCCCCGAGCCGTACCGTCATTCTGACAACCATCGATCATGAAGAAATAATGGCGATTGCCTACTCCCTGACCATCCCAGTGGTTTGGTGATAGCATGATAGCATTAACCCGCTGGAAGGTTCGGGTCTGGATACCCCACACTTCTTGGGTCTTAACCTCTTGGGATGAAGATAGTGACTTGATCATCTCAATACCTTTATCATGTGAGTACCTGAACTGGGCCACCAAGATCGTCTCTCCATCCCTGACCGCCTTTTCATAAGCAAAGCGATGAACGTCTCCCAAGAAATCCATTTCTACTTCAAACCCCACATTTGTAGACTCACGTTTTCGGTAGTTATGTACTATCAGTTGGTAGACACCTTCTTTCATTGCCCGCTTATTGCCGTAGAAGATATTCTCTACTGGTTCCCGAGTAGATCCTACTCCAGCATTCATGTCAACGTCCAGGCGACCACCACTGGGAGAGGTATTGTTACGATTTCCAAAATAAATCTCGTAACCCCCCGGCTCTTGCATATGAAAGTCAAGGTCATCAAAATTGAACCAAGCTAACCGACAGCATAGATCACCTGAGACGTTCCCACCCGCTTTCTTTACCCGTTCTTTGATACTGTCAGTCACGTCACCATTGTATGACCAGCTGAATCCGTTGTCCCACTTGAATAGCCGCTGGGCAGTAGGGTCGACTGGAGCAATCAAACTGACCAGGTTGCCGGTGTGACTGTTGTCCATCATCACTTCAATACTGTCAGCCTTGGGAAGAATGTCAGTGATGAACTTGTCAATACTGACTTCTTCTATCCGATCTAAGCGAGGCACGCTGTCTTTGGTACTGGAAGCCAGGTCGTCGAACACACTACCTTCCATCCGCTTTCGAGCTGAACGGTCGGCGAACAGTACGTTGTTGACGGAGATGTCAGGCAGCTTGGCGTACCGCCGTTCAAGTGATGAGGTCAATCCCAAGTCTTCCACCGTTTCCTTGGCCTTGTCAATCATCGCCTTGGTCACGAGTGCTGTCGGGCGCTTGTAGTTCTGGGGGGCCACCATCGCTTCGAACCGTTTAACAGCGTCTTCCAATTCCATGCCTTCGGACAGTTCGGTGAGCAATGTGCCAATACTGGTGTTGCGGATACGAGTGATAGCCTGAGAAATGCTGGCACTGACCTTGGTCCACACCCAGATATCGTCGGTGTATTGGGCCTTTAGTTTCTTGAACTCTGAGACCGCGAACCGGTTTTCTTCCCCTTTATACAGGCTATTCTGATCGATGAGTTCAAGGACGGTGTCCAACGCCTCGAAAGTGATCTCATTAAGACCACGCTTGAATACGTCGAAGGTGGATCGCTTTTCGCCGAGATATGCACCGGGATCTTTCTTGACATACTCTGCAGGGATGTTGATGAAGAAGTGGTTCCAGGTCTTGACACCGTTGATAGTGTCTTCGAAGTTCTTGTCCGTGCCGGCAGTACGTTCTTCATGCGTGAACACGTTGTCAATCGGGAAGGACTTAACGAAAAAAGCCATCTTATCAGCAACATCCTGATACTCAGGCTCACCACTGATAGTCGTGTCCCAGAGACTGACTACCTTGCCGTCAATGATAGCGACCACATTGCCGACCGCACGAATGAACTGTTTGCAGCACGAGCAGTCATGCTCAGTGCGTTCACGATACAGCGGATTGGATCCCTCAGGAAAGCTGTTGAGATAGGTATCCCACAGACCTTCCTTTGGAGCCTGTGTGCGGTACAGCGGGTGTTGTTGCATAGTGGCGAATTGCCGAGCAACCGCCTCTTTAAAAGCTACGAAATTCATTACGAATCTCCTTAAATGGCAAACAAGTTAGTTGTGAATGATGCCGCCATTGAGTTGACGGCGACGACGAGCGATCTCGCGCTTGCCATTGGTCTGTCCACCCAGCATTTCCCTCCAAGGGGTTCCGGAATTGGTCTGGCCTTTCCCACTGGGCTTGTTTTGACCATGGCCGCGAGAAACATATTCCCCCATTTGAGACAATGCAGCATTGAGACCCGACATGGCAATAAGGGCCATCATAGCTTTGGCTCGAGCGAACGGATTTGACTTCATTTACTTCTCCTTAAGGCTTAGGTTGTGGAACGTGTCCACGATGATCATGCCAGCTCATTTCTCGCTCCAGGTATGGGTTAGTGACAATTCATTATATCCTAACCCAATCCCATGGTCAGTACTTGTTCTGGATTCTTTCTTCGTTAGTGCGATGCTTAGCCATGTAAATAGCATGGAAGTCATGGCCTTGATGACGAATCACCATCAGCAGACGATAAAGCACCTGGGCGACTTGAGCTTGGAACTGCTCCAGATCGGTAACCTGGGGATTCCGTTTCCAATGTTTGGCCTTCAGCATGTTAACTGCCAGGCCCAGAGCGATAGACACGTCCAGCATTTGGTAGGTCCAAGGGAGGCCTTCGTATTGGTCTGCCTGGCGCAGTGCTTCGATCCGGTCACTGGTAATGCCCGCCAGGATACAGAGTTCTACCGCGAAGTGGAGACAGTCAGCCAGTTCTTCGCTCAGTGACTGGGGAGTGGCTGTCCAAACCTCTACCATTTCCTCTTGCAGATACCAGGACATCAGCCGGAACCAATCTTGACCGGCTCGACTGGTAAAATCTAGCGGAACCGGGGGTGGGGTATATCCCAGTTCGGTTTCGACAGGAGCCAGTTTTTCCATCAGGCTACGTTGGAATTCAAATACTTTTTGCAGCATTTTACATCCTTTCCAGTGCAGAAGTGAGGTTGCGAAGAAGTGTTGGATAAGAACGGGGGTTGGTGAAATCATATATGAAATCAGGCTCCAGCTCCATCATCAGATCCTGATATGCGTCGTACAATGCTATGAGATTCTCATGCGTTCCTTGCATCTGGTCACGCAGTTCGTATGTGGCCTTGATCGTTTGGATGTTCGGGCAGCAGAAGACCAGGTAATGTTTGGCCCGAGCCTTATATGCCGCTTCTTTGGTCATGGCTGTGGTACTGCGGATGATGGGACCATATACCAGGTCACTGATATTCGGGTGACGGTCCAAAATCAAAGTTTTCGGGCAGGCGTTTGCCCAGTTGTGCCACCGCTGTGCCTCTTCCAGTGACTTCGCCGTTGAGCGATGCGCGTGTGCGTACGGGAGCTTAAAATGCTCACTGAGCTGATTGATCAAGGTGCTCTTCCCTGCGTTATCCATTCCTTCTATGATTATCATTGATGTCCCCGGAAATAAAGATACATTATAAACTAAAACTTTTAGACGAGTTTAATTTTTCAGGGTAAAATGGAACTCCCTGGACAGAAAAAATGATCTCTGTTGTAGGGGAAGATAACAATTCACGTAGGGAAAGATAACATGATAAGTGTAGGTGAGGCGGCTACTCAACTGGGGGAGAGTTACCATTGGGTCTCTCGTTGGGTGAAGAAAAAGAACCTGGGTCAGAAGTGTGGTTGGGGTGTAGTCCTGAGTGAGGACGATGTAAAAACTCTGAAAACCTGCGGAAGACTTGGGAACAACCATGGTAATGAAAAGATTGCACAAAACCCCTCCGCAGATCACGCGATTATATAGTAGGGGCATCAAAAGCGTTATACCTCTTCTGCACGGAAAATCCCCAGGATATGAGGGTTGGCAGAAGGTTACTGATGAAGAAGCTCAGAAGAAAATCTGGGGATGGTCAGGTGACCAGGAAGACCAGAAAGTAAACTTCGGTTTGCGTCTCGGTCCTCAATGGGGCGATATATGTGACATTGACCTTGACAGTAGCGAAGCTCGTCAACTGGCGGATTATTACCTGCCTGAGACGGCTAAGTTCGGTCGAGGAGGCAATTGTACTCACTACCTGTATAAGCAACTTGGCGGTAAGAGTGACAAGAACCCATCTAAGCGATACCAATGGGACAAGCGTAACGAGAAATCGGTATTGCTTGAGCTCAGGGCTTCGGGTCAGACAATGGGACCTGGGAGCGTACACCCTGAGACAGGTGAAGCGATCGAGTGGATGAATGAAGAGGAGATCAGGGAAGTTGAATCTGCCGATCTCCTTCGTTGCGTTAATAACCTCGCTGCAGCATCTCTTCTGTTTCGCGATTGGCAGAGTGGTGGTCGCGATGAGCTGGCTGTGTGCCTTGTGGGATCCATGGTACGCGGTGATTGGGATGACTCTGACATAGACGCGTTCCTTGAACCCATATTGATTGAGTCTGGGGATGAGGAGAGTGTCAAGCGTCTGAAGGCTGAGCGTCTTCGTCATGAGCTTGAAAGTGGCGGCCGCGTTCCGGGTCTCAAAAGACTGCGAGAACTCTGTTCGGGTGGTGGTCTGGGTGTCCAGGGATTCGAGCGTATCGTTGAATGGCTCGAACTGGGTGGTGGTGACATACTTGAGGAAATCAATAATGACTTTGCTGTGGTGTCTCTTCGTGGGGGCGGTGTCGCTATTATGCGTGAGCGAGGCGAGAGCGTGGAGTTTATGGATAAGTCTAGCTTCAATCTACTCTGGGCTAATCGTATGGTGGGCCATCGTGGTCGAGATGTCACAGCGGACCGTTTTTGGCTCGCTCACAAAGATCGTCGCGAATATCTAGGCGGAGTGGTCTTTCGTCCTGGCCAGGAATGTGCGCAGGGTGAGTATAATCTCTGGCGTGGCTTCTCAGTGGAGCCGGCTGAGGGAACCTGGGGATGTGGATGGGAGATCTTCCGTGATCATCTGATGGGTGATGTCTGTGGGGGTGATGAGCGTATCTTTGAATGGCTCATCGGCTGGATGGCTCATCGTGTTCAACGCCCCTGGGAGGTTCCTGAGTCCGCTGTAGTGTTGATTGGTGAACGCGGCGATGGCAAATCATCTGTATTCAAGATCCTGGGATCGCTGTTCGGCAAGCATTATATGACCGTGACCAACCCTCGACAGTTGATGGGCAACTTCAACGCTCACCTGATGGATAAAGTTCTGGTCCTGGCGGATGAAGCTGTCTGGGGCGGTGATAAAACCAACGAAGGTATTCTGAAGGTGATGATCTCGGAAGATAAGCGGGTCATCGAAATCAAAGGCAAGGACGCTTTCGAGGTTGATAACTGCACTGCCTATGGTATATGCTCAAACAACGATTGGGTGGTCCCTGTTGGTCGCCAGGAGCGTCGCTTCCTGATCCTACGTACAGGTAGTAGTAGGCAGGGTGACCTCGCGTTCTGGGATCAGATGTATGATGTGATGAGTGCTAGCGGCGGTGGTCTTGCACGCATGCTGTACGACCTTCAGGCAGTGGATCTTTCGACGTGTGTGGGTGGGCAACAGTGGCGGGGCAATCGGCCGCCATCAACCTCGGAGCTTCAGCTGCAAGCATCTCGTGGCATGGAGCATTGGGTGCAATTCCTGGTATGGAAGTGGGAGAAGGATGCTTTCTCTGGTGGGGGAGTGTTCGCCGACGACCTGTACACCGAGTATTGCAGTTGGGTCTCTCGTATGGGTTGGCGATGTGAGACTGAGAAAGTGTTTCTAACCTGCGTAGATCGAATGCTAGGGGGAGTGATGGTGAAGGTTCGCCGCCGTAAAATGCTCAGAGACGGCTCTCACTGTATGAGAAACCGCCTGGAGTTCGGGAGTGTAGCAGAAGTTAAGGGGGCCATCGATTCATTTGTAGGATAGCTCTTAAGCCTTGAGTGGTCAAGTGGTAAGATGAGAGGTACGGGAAATGCTCCAGCGGTGGACGTTGGGGCATTCCTTTTGTGTAGTGCATCCAGAGCTGTCGTCGCGTGAAGCGGGGCTGTTCGGTGAGTGCCTTGAGAGCTTTACGTAAGCGAGATGGTGAATATGGTATGGTGGTCGTGGTCGTGGTCATTTGAACCATTCCAGAGGGAACTCGACAGTGCGGATCAGCTTCTGGGATTGTGGGGTTCGTGAGTATTTAACAGTTGATGCTAGCTCTGCGGGAAGTATTGCTCGAAGTTTCCTGAGGGGCATATTGACCACTTGAGCTAGTCTGGCTAACGGTACCCTACCTTTATAGGAGGAGGCTATCAAATCCTTGATCGCTTGGGATTTTAGAAGACTGGAGATATCTCTTACCTTTTTGTAGTCCTCAGACAAAGTAATACTAAGGTAGCTTACAGTATCTTCTAAGCGGCGTATACGTTCTTCGAGTGACGGTTTCATGTGAGTCCATTGGGTTAGTGGAGTGATAAATTATATTCCAAGTGGGTCATCTTGTATATAAACAAACTGATTTACCTTTAGCACATTGGAATATGTTTTTAGAATAAGGTAAATCAGAAAAAATTTTCCTGAGTATAAAAAATAGGCAAAAAAATGAAAAAACTTAGATGAATCAATTCCCATCTGTCCTAAAATATGTTTTTATGCTAACAAAAAGTTATATAAATCAGGGGTTTAGAATTAACTTAGACGACTTAGACCAGACGCGGGGTTCCCGGTCCGTAAATTTTTTCACTGAAAAAAAAGCCCTTTTCAAAAAAACACCTTTTTACTATTTTACTTTTTTGTTAGGTTAGTCTAAGAATATACTATAAGTTACTGATATATATACTTTTTTTTTATTGACGAAGACTTAGATCAAGATATGAGAATCTATTGTAGGACGTATCAATATTTTAGGACATAGGCATATACTCTCGATGGCAAATCGAGCCGCAACAAAAATGCCCCCGGGGGTGGGGGGCAGTGGGGTTTTAAAGGTACCTGGGAGATTACTGGCGGGGTGTACGCTGGCGGCGTATCAGTGCCGCGGTAGGGTCACTTACCCGCGTAACTGAAGGCCGCTACGAGGGCGATCAAGACAATGAGGTAATATACCAATTCTCGACCTGAACATGGAAATGGCTGAGGCTCGAGAGGAGCCTCGTTCCGATGCGGCGGGAACAGCTCCCCAATGAAATTCACCACCATGATGACGCCGAGGATCAGGCCGATGAAGTGGATCATGACAGCAGTCTCTGGCCAGCACCAGACACGGGACGGCCCGCGGGGATATGAGCCTTGGAACCTGCCTGATAACCCGCGTGGGACATGTTATGCTTGCCTCGGCGTCCTGAACCATCCTCCCCAAATGCCTCGACCATCGCTCGATCCCGGGGAGCCGCCGCAGGGTCTGCAGCGAGCGCCAGCAGCTTGCGGATCTTATCCTGTAGTCTGGTATCAGTACGCATGGCGTAGCTCCTTAATACGGCGGGGTGTCAGCGAGGAAGTCGAACAGGTCAGCCTCAGCACGGCGTTCCAGTCGGCAGGTGGGAGTGCGACCGGCCAGGATGTGGTTCGCAGCTTTCTTGAACCGGCGATCCAGGGTACGGCTGAGGACAGCCTGCCTCTTGGTCAGGCCACCGTAGGCCATGTCCAGGGCGATCAGCTTGGCGTAAGTATATTCGGGCATGATCACATTCCGATGAAGGCGAAGGTCAGGTCAGAGAACCAGTGGTTCCCGCGATCCTGGGCCGTGGGAGCCAGGTCCTTGCAGTGCAGGACCATAGCACGGTAATAGGCGGGGCTCAGTCCCATCAGCGATGGGCAGATACGGATGTCAGTACGCATGGCGTAGCTCCCTAGCTGGGGCCCAACCGAGTCGGGCCAGGTCCTCCTGAACCTCTTCCAATGAACCTGACAGCAGAGGACCATCGCCCAGCTGATAGCTGTAATGGCCTCGTTGCCAGAGAATAGCCCGGTCAGTACCATTTTTGACCATGGGGCAGATAAAGTTGACCATGTCACTTCTCCTGTGTGGGTAGATGTGCAGGGACCGCGGAAGGCAGTCCCTACCATCTGCCATCACTCAGCAGCGTCGTCAGCTTCAGCTGCCTCAGCTCCCTGCTCAGCTGAGCGGGCCATACCCTCTTCCAGTTGTTCCTGGGTCATGTTCAGGACGTCCAGTGCAGCCGCCATTGGATTGGCCTTCGGAGGGTTCAGGGCCGCCTTAACTTTGGCCAGGTCTTCGCTGTCCTTGGTCCACTCCCAGCGGCTGCCAGTGCCGACGTTGCCCAGGGCCTTACGAAGAACCCGGCGGGCGATGCGTGGTACGACATTCAGCTCGTGGCACAGCTCCTTGAGGGTGACCAGATTCGGGTCGCGTTCAGCGGGGGCAGCCTTCTCTTTGGCCTCCTCCTCCTTGTGAGCGTCGCCGTTGGCCGCTTCCACCTGGGCCAGTGAGGCAGCCAAGGAACCACCGCGCTGGGCGGCCAGATCAGCAGCCTCAGCTTCCAGCTGTTCCTGGTCAGTTAGAACCTCCTCCTCCCAGGGACCGCGGACCACGTGTTTCTTTTGGACCGTCAGGGTGTCGCCAGCCTCGTCCTGGACCTGCCAACAGATACCCTTGTTGGCGATAACCTGGAAGACGCCGGACAGGTTGGCGGACTTTACTTCTACGAATTTGTGCTTGGTCATGATCAGCTCCGGTTAGTTAAGTGGGTCGGTATTCAGTAGTGAGTGCCGATGAATTCATTCTAAACTAATTTGGGTCCTACCGTGGGCGGGGCAGAGATATTTTTTGGATTGCTAATAATCATTCTCAACACCACCTCACTTATACAACCGCGGGTGCGCCCACGCGTGCGTATACAGTACACTGAATGGTTTGTCCATGTCCACATCAATGCCGATCCTGTATCACATTGCGGCGCGTCTGTCCATGATATGCCATTGTCCTGGGCTTGCATGCCTATGTCATATGACGAATGGTGGGGAGCCCCAATTTGTTTTTACTATTAGATCTGGCTTCATCCGCGAAACTCATAGAAAATTTTAAAAGCAACTCTCTACTCCAAGACTACCCACATCTGATATAATCCCCCGTATCATCGAGTCTTGAGAAAATCATGACGACACATCCGCTTCATCCAAACAAAAGAGACAAAGGTCAAGTTGAGGTCCTCTCCGGCATGGGAGCCTCTGAAGACTTCATCGCGAATCACCTCTCTCTATCCATAGAAGAGCTTCACCTCCACTACCGCCAACAGCTACAGTCGGGCATCGAAGAGGCGAATCTCCAGGTCGCCAAGACCTTCCATGAGATGGCCACATCAGGCGAGCATCCCACCATGACCTTAGCTTGGCTCAAGATGCGCGCAGGTTGGTCCGACGCCAAGCAAGCCGAGGAAGAAGACACGACCGACTACCTGGCCGAAGCCAAAGAGAAGCTCCTCAAGCTACTCAACCGCGCTCACTCGGCATGACCACACTCACCACACTCACCACACAAATAGTCACGCGTGAGGACATCGAGGCCCTCACTCTCCGAGAGGTCGTCGCTCTAACGCATGACTGGACCTTGTGGGCCAGACCTAATCAGCTACCACCTGACCTACCTCAGTCATCCAACTACTCAGAAGACCGAATCCTATGGGACTATTGGGTCGCTCTCGCCGGTCGAGGCTTTGGAAAGACGCGCCTGGGGGGCGAGCAAGTCCTGCGCTGGGTAGATCAGGGCTACCGACGGATCGCGATCATCGCACCGACGACGGCTGATACGCGAGACGTGGTCACTGAAGGTGAGTCGGGCATCATGACTATTGCCCACCCGCGCAAGCGACCAATCTATGAGCCCTCCAAGCGGCGCCTCACCTTCCCAAACGGGGCGATCGCCACCCTGTACTCCGCTGAAGAGCCGGAACGCTTACGGGGTCCACAGTTCGATGCGGCTTGGTTGGATGAGATCGCTGCTTGGCAGTATCCACAAGAGGTATGGGACATGCTGCACTTCGGCCTGCGCTTGGGCCGTCATCCGCAGGTGGTCGTCTCTACCACCCCGAAGCCGATTCCACTCATACGGCGACTCATTGACCAGGCGCGCAAGAACCCTAATAGTACAGTACTCACCACCGGATCCACCTATGAGAACAAGGCCAACCTGGCGAAGACATTCTTCACTCAGGTATCGCAATATGAAGGCACTCGCCTGGGTAGGCAAGAGCTGCATGCGGAGCTCATTGACCCGAGAGAGGCAGGGATCATCAAGCAACCCTGGTTCAATCCATGGCCACACTCCCAAGCACTACCACGCTTCGAGCATATCCTGCAGAGCTACGACACCGCGTTCACTGAGAAGACTCTGGATCGCAAGACCAAAGACCCTGACCCAAGCGCGCAGAGTACCTGGGGCGTGTTTGCGATCACTCAGACGCACAGAGACATCGCCAAAGAGCACCAGCCGATACCGAAGCACGTCAAGTATGGCATCCTCCTACTCGACTCCTGGTCAGATCACTTGGGATTCCCTGAGCTAAGGCAGAAGGTCAAGAATGAATACTCCAATTCTTATTACGGTCCGGAAGGCGATGAGCGGCGCGCAGACACCGTACTGATTGAAGATAAAGGCTCCGGCATCTCCCTTCGTCAAGATCTGCAGCTCTCTGTACCCGTAAGAGCATACAACCCTGGCAAGGCTGATAAGGTAGAGCGTCTGCATGCGGTAAGCAACATCCCCTGCATGGGCATGGTGTTCATTCCAGCCAGCAGCAAAGATCCAAGCAAGTTCGCTAAGTGGGCGGATCCCCTGGTCGACCAAGTATGCTCATTCCCCTTGGTTGAGCATGATGACTTGACAGACACCTTCAGCCAAGCGCTTCAGTACTTGAAAGATGCCGGCTGGCTCGTACCCGATGAGCAAGAAGAGGAAGACGAATATGCAGATGATGTTCCGACAGCACGTAATCCATATGCTGTATAATGATAGTTCACTAACTAAAGGACTATCATGATACCTATCATACGCATCGAACTACAGAGTATGAAAGAAACTCTGTCGGTGGCTATCCATGAGCATCTGCTAAAACAAGATGAGATGATACAGGCAGCTATCAATGCCATCACTCCCGAGCAAGTAACTGAGCTCATCAACCAAGAGATAAAGAAGATCTTGAAAGAGTCAGTTCAGAACTCATTGTCCTCCTATTACTTACATGGCAATGGTAGCGAGAAGATTAAAACAATGGTCAAAGAGATTTTAGATCATGGCACTCGCTAATTCCTCATTCAATATCATCATGCGCCAAGAGCAATGGCACCAGGACAACATAGAGCGCCAGAAAGCCAATCGCATAGAAGTGGTAAAGGCGGGAGGATCCTGCCAGACCTGTGCGAAAGGAAAGAAAGCACTCTCTATGATCAAGTGCTCTCATAAGCAAAAGTTGCTCAACCCGTTTAATTACTGTGACGTTTACAAGCCCAAGCTTGACGCGGTATAATAGTGTAACATAGCCGTTGGAGTATTAAGTGCCGCCAATCGTCAGCCCTCTTCAAAAGGTGTTTCAAGCTATTCAGCGGTTGGCCAAAGGCACCGACCTCGCAGAGCCGGCAATAGAAAGAGCCCGATCTCTACCTGAGTACATTGACCCCTCCCGTTACAGTCCTCCGGCTCTCGCGAGAGCAACTCTGCAAATGCCAGCAGCTCAGAAAGGCTTTGCAGAGAGTCTAGTCTCCCAGAGACCGCCATTCGCATCCACTCTGGTCCGTCCAAGTGAGTGGGCTGAACATACACCACCGCTCGACTCAGTGCATGATGCGAACATTATTGAATACCTCAGAAACTCCTTAAGCAAGGACAAACTCAAAGAGCTCCCCGTCCTCTGGGCCGATCAGTACCCCCATGGGCTAGATCTAGGCTACGAAGGTCGCCACCGCATGGAAGCCTTGCGCCAGCTGTACGGTGACGATCCGGTGCTCACTAACCTGATCAAGGGCGATCGCTTTGATATAGTCAATAGCCCATACTACAAAGATCCAGTGAGAGAGTATCGTGGTGATATCAATATGAGTCCACTTGAGCTTCTCAGGCAACAGATGCAGTTCGGCGACAAACCATTCAAGGTAGACCCTCTCTGGATGAGCGACAAGTAATGCCAAGCCCACTTGAACTCTTGAAGCGGGTCATAATGACCTCCAAAGATATGCCTGACTTCTTAGAGGCATTCAATCACATCCGTCGCCGTACCCCGGACATCAACAGTACGAATGAATGGAACAAGGTCACGCTTCCTGATGAGATGGCAAACAACATGCAGCATCCTGACGTTCGCACTCATGTATTTTTTGACCCCTCAGGTCGAGCTCAGGGCGCATATCAACTAGACTCCCGGCAACAGATCCCGTACCTTCTATCTGATATGCCAGGCCTAGGTGCGCATCTTCTGGATGACGCTTATTTTGTTGCGCCTCAAAAGCCTCTAAGCTTGCATGCCATCCCCGGCAGTGAAGGATTCTACCGTAAGCAACCTGGCTGGGTAGAGTCGCAAGACGAAGGCATTTCCAAATTCATTCGTAAGGCCCAAGGCGGCCTCTGTCAATGTAGGGGTATGAAATGAGCAAACTTTCCACCAAAGCACGTAAGAACCTTTCCAAGTCAGAGTTTGGTGAGCCATCGAAACGTAAGTATCCGATGCCTGACCGAGCTCATGCCGCTAATGCGAAGGCTCGTGCTTCTCAGCAGGTTGCTAAGGGTAACCTCTCCCGCAGCGAAGAGAAGAAGATTGACGCAAAAGCTAATCGTATCTTGAAGAAGAGCTAACATGGGACGTGCTACCGGTAGGAACAACCGTGACCTTGGGCCTCTCGATTTATTGAGGGGTTTATATGAGACACTGGGTGGAGCAGCTAAAGGCGTAACCTCGGCGACCTTAGGCCTGCCAGGCGATCTTGAGGGCCTCGCCCGAATGCTCATCCCTCGCATCTCTAATGAGTCTTCTCTGCCAAATACTGAAGATCTCATGAGACGCCTCCCAGGCCCAAACAACACAATGTCTGAGCTGGGCCGCAACCTGCCTTTGACGCCCACTCAAGCGGCTAAGCTTGGAGCCCCCCTCACTCGAGCCGCGGCTCAAGGTATTCATGAGGCGATGCAAGGTCGCGGTCCGCTTCAGGCGGCATTCTCAGCCATTCAACCAAAGTACGTGATCAAAGAACGTGGGGGTAATTGGTTGCCTGAAGGCTTGCCGATGCCGCAGAACCCTAAAGAGGCCCTTCAGCCTTACATTCCGGGGGGTGGCAGAAGCCGAGAAGAACTGCTTAAGGTATATGGGGAGAATCCTAACAAAGAAGCTATTCGTGGGGTAGATAATGCCAAAGTCATAGATCATTGGGTCAATGGACCCCTCCGCAAGTATATCATGCGGGATATGGCTACAGTGGACGACCCCATACGAAAACTAGCCGATCAGGGGATCCTCCACGTCGACCCCCAAGAGCTCAATTACAATATGCATAACTATGGTCGCTGGCCCCTTGAAGGACAAACTTTCCACGCTAAGTCTGACATGGCAAAAGCTTGGGAAGGTGCATCAGACAATGCCGTTGGAATGTCCCCGCGATGGTCACTAGCTCCGGAACCGGGCTCTAGCAAGATCTCTCGCGAGCACCCCTGGATAGATAAGTTGCCGGAAGATACGAATCTGTATGGTATCTCAGACTCGAAGAACTTTGCCAATGACCTCGGACTTGATCGGCTTATCGAATCCACCTATGATGATCTTCTGACTGGTCGCTTGACTCCTGAGCAACTTAAATCAGGATCCTTTAGTGTAGATGCCGCCGTACGTCAAGCTCACAACCGTCGCATGGAAGAAGTGGCTAAGCAAGAAGCTGAGCAGCTCAAGAATAGTCGCAATGCCGCAACGGTAACCCACAAAGAGTACCCTGATAGCCCCGAAGGCTTCCACTGGGTGCAGATCAAGCCTACAGGAAAAAAGGGGCTCCCCGAGGGATATACGGTAGAACCAGACTCTACCTATATGGGTAAGACTGGGTATCAGTTACGTATGCCAGATGGAACACGCTTAGGGCTTCCTCAGGAATCTGAAGAGTTGGCTTTTGCAGAGTTGAAAGACCCTCGTTATCAAGTAGATGGTGACCTTCAGAAAGCTCTCACTCATGAAGGTGACGTCATGGGTCACTGCGTCGGCGACTATTGCGACGATGTAGCTTCTGGCCAGACAGGTATCTACTCTCTGCGAGACAAGAGCGGAAAGTCTCACGTAACGATTGAGACTAGCAAAAGTAAGAGAGT